TCAGGCCTCCTGAATATCGTGATACTCTTCACACGCCTGCAGCGTGTTCTGAATGAGCGTGGCTACGGTCATCGGGCCGACGCCGCCGGGAACCGGCGTAATGTACGACGCGCGCGCGGCGGCATCTTCATAAACGACATCGCCAACCACTTTGCCGCTTTCCAGGCGGTTAATCCCGACATCGATCACGATCGCGCCTTCTTTAATCCACTCGCCCGGAATAAAGCCCGGTTTACCTACAGCCACAATCAGCAGATCGGCGTTTTCAACGTGATGACGCAGGTTTTTGGTAAAACGGTGGGTTACGGTGGTAGTACAGCCTGCCAGCAGCAGCTCCATGCTCATCGGGCGTCCGACGATGTTGGAGGCGCCAATGACCACCGCGTTCAGGCCGTAGGTATCAATGTTGTAACGCTCGAGCAGCGTGACGATCCCGCGCGGCGTGCATGGACGCAGGCGCGGGGCGCGCTGGCACAGGCGGCCAACGTTATACGGGTGGAAACCGTCAACGTCTTTGTCCGGCGAAATGCGCTCCAGCACTTTGACATTATCAATGCCGGCGGGCAGCGGCAGCTGAACCAGGATGCCGTCGATAGCGCTATCCGAATTCAGGGTGTCGATAAGTTCCAGCAGCTCTGCTTCGCTGGTGGTTTCCGGGAGATCGTACGAGCGGGAGACGAAGCCTACCTCTTCACACGCTTTGCGCTTGCTGCCGACATAAATCTGCGATGCCGGGTTGCTGCCGACCAGCACGACGGCCAGGCCTGGTGCTCGAAATCCGGCCGCCACGCGAGCCTTCACTTTTTCCGCAACCTCAGAGCGTACCTGCTGCGCAATCGTTTTACCGTCAATAATTTTTGCTGCCATCAGAGAGAGGATTCCATCTGTATCTTTACGAAAGGGGGATGGCGATATTTTGTCAGAAGCCAGCCTCGCTGTCAGTCTTCGTTTAAGATTTTATCTTGCTTTGGTAAGGCGACCGCTGCAATCCCTGCATAATCCTGCCGCGAGCGGAGCCAAAAAGCGCATGGAGTCGAAAGCAAAGTTACCGTGCATAAACATAAGGTTGAATAAACTTTATACTCCTTTCGCAGCTAAACCAGGCAGGTTGCGCAGACAACCGCAGTTTCGCGGCAAAATACATTGACTCATCAGGCGTGGACCGTATAATTCCGGCGATTGCACATCACGAAGCTCCCGCTTCTCAATGCGCCCTTAGCTCAGCTGGATAGAGCAACGGCCTTCTAAGCCGTAGGTCACAGGTTCGAACCCTGTAGGGCGTACCATTAAGAAACAGTCACTTACGCAAGTTTTAAACCAGCCTGATTTCCTCCTTGTGTCGTATTTGTGTCGCTAGCGCCAAAAATGGCGTCAATTTTCCGTGCGTGCTCGGTCAAATGGTTTGGTGCCAGGTGAGCATAACGGCGTACCATCTCGATGCTCTCCCATCCTCCCATTTCCTGCAAAACAGAAAGCGGGACACCGGACTGGATTAACCAGCTTGCCCAGGTATGCCGGAGGTCGTGAAAACGGAAATCATCTATCCCAGCTTTTTTCAGTCCGGCTCGCCAGGCGTTATTATCATCCACCCGCATTTTTCTCACTGCGGGCGTAAGCGTTCCGTCCGGGCGATGTTTTGCCGTGGTGTGAACGAACACCCACCGGGAATGCTTCCCTATCTGATCCCTTAACACCCTGCATGCGGTATCATTCAGAGCTACGCCAATCGCCTTGCCCGCTTTTGCGTTCTCCGGATTTACCCATGCAACCTTTCTCTGCATATCGACCTGCTGCCACTCAAGCCCGATGATGTTTGAGCGGCGCAGGCCGGTTGCCAGTGCAAATATCACCACTGGCTTAATGCTCTCCGGCATGCACTCGATCAACCGCTCAGCTTCCTCTCTGGTCAGCCACCGTATCCGTTTACTGATCGGCTTACGGGTTTTGATAACTGGTGCCGTTTTTATCCAGCCCCAGTCATTCGCCGCGGCCCTGAGCAGGGATCGAATGAAGGAAAGGTGTTGCGCCTTCGTCGCCTGAGAAACCTGCCGTGGTTTGTACTCCGGAACCGGCTTACCCTTACGCAACGCGGCATCGCGTTTACTCTCCCACACCTGCAGGTGCTTACGGTTGATCATCCCGTTAACGGCTTCGTGAATTTCCTCCACCGTTATTTTCGAAACGTCGCGGCCGGAAAAATGCTGCAGCCAAAACTCTATTTTGGTTTTGTCATCATCCAGCGACCGCTTGTGGTCTTTATCCCGCAGCCACCGGATACAGCACTCTTCGAAGGTTCTGACAGGCAGGTCGCCGATCTGGTCAACCCGCCATGCTTCAGCCTTTAGCTTATCGTGGAGCTCCTGCGCCTGCTTTTTGTCCCCCGTACCAAGAGATCGCCTAACTCTTTTCCCTGACGGCGTAAAGAAATGACAGTGCCACATGCCGCCTCTGAGGGTGATGGACATAAAATATCTCCTTTATGCTCACCCGCGTTCGCTCGTTTAGTTTCCTGCGGGGATGACAAATACGCAATACATGCCGCTTCGGTTGTTCTGTACTTGTTGCCGACCTTTCGGCCGGCGAGTTCTCCTGACTCAATCAGGCGGTAGATTACCCGCGCCGACACGATGAGTAAGTCGGCGGCCTGTTGAGCCGTTATCGGTTTGTCTGACGCCATATCACCTCCGATGCTTACCGCGCAATTCCTCTTCCTCCTGGCAGTCAGCGCAGCGCTGACAGCCCGGCACCGCTTCCCGCCGTTTTGGTTTAATCTCTTCCCCGCAATCACAGCAGTGAATAGCAGAAACAGCGTTATGGTTGATGCGCATGTTCTGGATGGTCAGTTCAAGCCGGCGCTGTGCCAGCTCGTTGGCCTGATCGATGATTTCTGCGCTCATGCTGCACGCTCCAGTTCTGCGAGCCCGCCACGTATCGCGTCAATGATGCGATCGAGATATTGATATTTCGGATTGGGTACAGACGGCCATCCGGCATACCAGGGGTCGTCGCCAAACAAATTCAAAAGCTTGTCCCCAACGATAAAATCACAGCAGTTCGCCTTCACATCCTCCGCATTTTCGGCCTCTGTCCACATTTCGCGGGCATCACCCCTATCAATTTCCTGTTCGCGGCGAAGCTTGATGATTTGCGATTTAACGAATTCAAGGTTGGCGTCGTTATCATCGTCTACCGAGCTTTCAAGCCGGGGAGCTAAACACCCGATCAGGTAGTCGTTGCTGACACGCTTAATGAACTCCTGAACAGAATCACCACCCATCGCAAACCATGCGCCAGTCCATGCTTGGCCGTAGCAGGTGACAGTAATTCTTCCCTTTCCTGGCTCATAGTTTTCAATCATCACCCGGACTGGATCTAAGCGTTCAGCGCCGGTAATGGTGAAAGACAAAACATCCATTTTTTCGATAGTGATGCTCATGCTGCACCGCCTTGCCATCCGACTAAAAATGAGCAGTCTTTTTTGTGCTCGTTACAAGACCAGACCACTTCGTCATCACCACGGAAAACATTTACTTCCACCGTGGTTTTAAACTTCGCAACTGCACCACATTTGCATTTGGCAGAGGTGTTTTTGCTTTTGGCGGCAACACTGCCGACTCTTGGGTACTTGCTCATGATTCCACTCCATACCGCCCATTCATGCGGCCAATGCTGCTAACGAATGCCGTAAGGCTTATGCCCATTGGCTTTATCTTTTCGTGATGCTTTTTGAGGATCGGCGGCACCACGTCATTCCATTTAGGTTTTGGTTTAGCTTTCAGAGCCCGGCGTATTTCCTCTGCGCATTGGCGGCCTTGGTTACGCATAACGTTTTCGATTTCTGGAGTCATGCTGCCTCCGTCTTCACAACGTCGATGGCGCAGCCGGGGATCAGCTCAACTGAAGCGGTAGCGCACTGGTTTCCCCAGTGGCTCCAGCCTGGCGCCGCGCTGCGGCTAAATAGCTCAATGCGCGGCACATCACCGTAAAGCATCTCCAGCCGGTGGCGCACTTCCCACGGTTTCTCGCTGTGCGCGCCGAGAGGGCTGTAGACCACCTGTTTAATGCCGGCGTGCTTGCGCTCCAGCCCGGCGCCGCGGGTGGCGATCAGTACGTCTTCGGTATTGGCGCGGGTATGATTGCCGCCGTTCATGCGCGTCTCTGCATTCAGCAGGTCGAGGAAGTCGTAAAAGTCGGCAACCTCTCCCTCTGCCAGAGCCTTGGTAATGCGCAGTTCGGCCAGCTGGTTCAACTTCACCCAGGTGAAGCCCTTCATGGTGCGCACCGTAAATCCCCAGGCCTCAGCCAGCTCGATCGCCTCTTGGTTGTGGGTGCCGGTGTACCACATCGCCAACACAGCGTTATCCGCGGCGAGCTCCCATACCGGGAGCCGCTTCATATCGAGAAGGCTCATGGTGGGGTAGTGATCGGCAGCGGCGCCGTTGCTGATCGTATTGCCGTAAGCCCATGGCGGATCCGCATAGATAAGTGAGTACCGGTTCATAGGACTGACTCCATTTCGTCAATATAGAGGCCCTTGGCAATGAGGCGGCTACGGCGTGCTGCACGTTCAATGCACTCCTGTCGTCTACCTTCCTGCGATTGCTCTATGGCGCGCCGGGTGAACAGCCGCGATTTACCTTGCGGCGTTACAACCTTCGGTTTCGTCACGAGGCTAAATGTCCGGTCACAGATGCCGTCCTTGTTGATCCATTTTTCCGTCTCAACGATCTGAGCTATCTGCCCGGAGCCGCGGGTAATGCCATTGGCCACCCGGTTAAACTCGATGAGAGTTACACCGAATTTCTCAGCAATTTCGCTACCGGTGACCGGGCGGCCGCGCGTCTGAATCATCCAGATAACGCGCTCACGGAGGCCGGAGAATTGCCCTGTTCGCCCGGGCCGACGGTAGAAGGGTGTGCGTTTCATTTCCACTGCTCCCCGAACGTGAATCCGATCTCCGCCAGCGCCTCGTCCATCTTCTCGATGAACTCCGGCACCATTTCGTTGAAGTCGGACATATATTTGTCGTCGCGCTCAACAACCACGTGGTGAATGCCTTCTCGCTTCATGCGAGGGTCATAATTCGCGAAATACCAGGCATCCTTGCCGGTTACCCACATGCTGAATTGCACCTGGGCCATGTAGGCAGATTTGATAGCTTCGAAGCCGCCAAGCCGGAATTTCATGAAGTCGCGAGAGGTGAAAGGGCACTTCAGCTCAAGACCGCGGCCATCACTGCACAGACCGTCTGGTGAGCAGGCGGTACGCATGCCTTCGTCACGAAAAAGGATTGGCGACTCTGCGACATTCACGTCAGTGGTGAACTCAAACAGGGTGCGAGCGTCGTCCTCGTACTGTTTGCCCCAGGTCAGCGCCTTGGCGTTAACTTCCGGCGCCGCGCCGGTGCAAACCTCTGCGAGTAGCGTGTGGAAATAGGACATTTTCATGTCAGTCCACTTTGTGCCTGATCTCGGTTTTGAAATGACGTTGTGAACTTCCGATGCGGTTATGACGCCGAGACGCAAGCGGTGCCAGGATTCATCTCCCTGTTCAACGCGGGTAACGTCAATGCCGGTGCGCTCCAGGATAATTTCGGGTGTCATGCGGCCGCCTTATTTTTTAGAAATCCGAGAGCCTTAACCGCCTCTTCTTGAGTCAGTTCTGATGATTCACGAATGTCGCGGCGGAATATTTTTGAACACAGAGGCAGCAGGTCGTCATCCCATGTCTTATTCATCGCGATAAGAACGTCGTTAATCTCTTTGATAATGGCTGTTTCTGCCGGTGTAACATCCCGTTCAGGCTGGCGCTGAGCGGCAAAGTTAATACCTTCTTCGCTTTCAGTGTTCACGTGGTCAATTGCAGCATCCAGGCGCTCACGGCGTGGCCAGTATTTCGCAGCCTGTTTAACAACCGTCTTGAGGATCATCTGCTCTTCGTCTGTGACCCACGGGCACGACGTGCCTTTATTCTTGTAGGCTTTCCATGCTTCTGAGCGGTCTCGAATCGCGTAGATATCAGCAATGCGCATCGTGTGAGTCAGGTAGTCGCCGTCGTCGCTTTTGATAACGACGTATGCGCCTACAATGTCGCCGCGCTGTTCTGCGGTGTCGAAATCGTTGTAAACATGAACCGGTGGCTTATCCAGTCCTTCGCGGTGAAACTGATCGTTCTTACGGACAATTGCCGACTGGCACCACTTGATAGCCCCAGATTGCTGCGCAATGTGCATCAGGCCCATGTAGCTGATGTCGAGACAGATAGCCCCTTTGCGCGGCACCAGATAAGCCAGCTTCTGAGCCGGATTAAGGGACACGCCGATCCCGGCAACATTCATCACAGCGCTTCTGGTGCTAACCGGATTGCCGATGGCGACTTTAGCCAGGTAGTCGTTATTGGCGAAAATCTGCATTGCGAACTCAGATTCACGCCTGAAATTGATAGAAGGTTCAGAACAAACCTGCTCGAATTCAGCCTTTAGTGGATTTACCAGGCTAAATACCTGTTCGATGAGTTGAGTAGCCATTATTGCTCCTCTTCAATGTTGAGTTGATGCCGGGCGATAATTTCAACCATGTAGCGAACGTGAGCCGCCATGTTTTCCTGAAAATCCACGTCATCGTCGAATGCGCGGCTTATCGCCTGTTTGCTGGCGCCGCGGCGTTGAAGTTCGTCGATGCACAGCGATTCCAGCAGCCGGAGAGGGAGACCTTTCTCAAGGTCATCCGCGAGTTCTGATTCTTTCTCTTCGCGCGCCAGCTGCTGGTAATGTTTATTCCAAGCCTGGGCTTCGATCCGGTCTTGAATGTGATAAGCCGCCATGGCTCTCTCCTGAAATTTGGATGTACGAATCCCGCCCGCTTGAAGCCAGGCAGATCGCTTTAATTGGTTGGTTAGTTGCTTAAGCCGTTTCCGCGTCCATCAGGGTAGATTTCGATAAGCAGGGCTTTGGTGTAGGTACGCTCGCATCCGCGGTGAAGGTACAACTTGCCGCGCTTGTGAGCTGATGCCGTCCAGGTGCCGTCGCGATGCTTAACCAGCATGCCTGGCTGAACAGCGCCGCGGTTAACGGTCTGGGTACCGTAGTGTTGACTAATCATGGAGGGCCTCCATCACAAACAAGGAAACCAGCAGGTATATGGCTATTAAGCCAATGCAGATGCGGGTCAGGTTTCGCCAGCACCGGCGCGACATACCGCAACGACCATCATCAAATTCATCGTGATTCATATCACCCTCGTGCCTTTTCGCCGGCCAGCGGAACAAGAAAGACTTCTGCGCTAATGGGCGGTGGATGGCCGCCGGTTGTCATAACGAAACAGGCTCTTTGAACCCGTTTGGGTATGAAAAAAGCCGCTGGTTAGGCGGCTTTACCTTCGAACTTTGTCCCGCAGAACGGGCAGTAATTAATTGCTAGTTTGGTGTCAGCGTTTGTTAGGCGCTGCTCCGGATCCCCGTTTTTCTTGCGTTTGCGATATCGCACGTTGAACGGGAGCATTACCTGGCAGTAGTCGCCTTCTTCAAGCACCCAAACTCGACTTCCAAAATCACACTCGTCCATCGAATGAACCGAGTCACCCAGCGCCTCTTTAATGCGCGCTTCCATACGTTCTTTAACTTCTGAAAAGCAGTTACATGCCATCGCCTTACCCTCTCTAATAAAAAAGGCCGCCCTATGCAGCCCGTTGTGATTCTCTACACTGCTTATTAAGCCTGTTAAATACATCCCTGAATATTGGATATTCATCCTTCGAAATCTTGCTTAAATAACGATGAGCAATCATTCCGGTATTTTCGTCTAACACGATACGCCCATGCTTAACGCCGTTAACAAAGAAGAAACGAGGATGCTTGCGCCACTGGCTAATAAGACCATCATCAATAGCTTGCTGCATGAAATCAGGGATATTTACCGAGCCAGCCAATGCAATCTTCATCTCTTCGCGCTCAATGGCGTCTTTGGTTCGCTGGATACTATCTTTCTGCGCCCTGAGCGCGTCGCTCTGCTTATCCCATTTGTTCAGCGTGGCGCGTCCGTTGCGCTTATCGTTGAGTGGCTGCCCGTTTGCTTGCTTCACCGTGTCGAAATGCGTTTGAAGTCGCTCATCAAATAAAGCCTCTTTCTTAGCAAGTGAAGATTTCAGGACTTCAATTCTGCTTGCCATTTATCACCTCAATCAAAATAAGCCGGGATGCTCTTACCCCGTGATTTCTGCCGACCGCTGCAAGTAACGCCGCGCTCGCCAGGCTGCTTGTACCAGATGCGGTTTTTACGCTCTGCAATCTCTGCCTGAGCAGGTTTATCGCGGAGGCTACCCAATGAGGTAGCCCGCTCTACTCGTGACATGCATTCTGCTTTCCGTGCTTCGTTCTGAGCAGCTTCTGCCCGACGCTTAGCCATCAGCTCACCACGTTTCAGATAACGCCGTGTGACGCTGTTTGATGCGATTAAATTGGTCATATGTCCTCCAGTGGTTGCTTTGGTGATGTGTTTGGTTGGGGGCCCATTTCGACACTGCGTCTGCCTACTTCACTTCGGCTTCTGCGCAATGCCTCGCCGCTTCACGTGCGACATATTCCCTTCCGTGAACCATTCAACACATCCCAAAGCAACTTCCTTTGGTCTCCCACAAGGGCGGGAGAAGTAACCCCATCTATGTTAAATAAGCAGCCTGACTTCATGTCTGGCGCGGCTGAACTTCCTGTGCCGCTGTCGATGTTTCGTTTCGATAGATAAACAATACTAGCGGTATTATTATATAGCAATACCTGTAGTATTAATAAATCATTTATTAATACTAATAGTATGAATTTAATGTGATTTTAATTTTGTAAATACCGGTGATATGCTGCAAAAAAACATCATTAGACGGGTTTCAATGGATACTAAAGAGTGGGTTGACGGCCTATGATGGCTTGGTGACGAGCAGATTGTTGATTTACACTTCCAGATCCAGGAGAAAATTAAAGAGCATTATAGGCAACGAGACGTCGGCGATAATCTTGAGAGGGCCATACAGTTCTGTGAGCAGCATGTGGCCTTAGCTGAGCTGGCGTTCCCTGCGTTGAAAGCAAAACATAACAAGCAGGCAGCTGAATACGAAGCTTTGACGGGGAAAAAATACCCAGTTGAGTTTTACGCACCGGCGCACCATGGATACCGACAGTTGATAACGGTCATGACTAAAAGGAAGCAGTTAGATAGGGTGGCTCAATTGGAAGCAAAGAGACGTGCAGAGGGATGGAGAGAGTAGGACGTGGTTGTCCGTGTTTTAATGGGCATAAAAAAACCCGGCGAGGTAGCCGGGCTTATCTATTATGCAGCTTTTTTCAATTGCTCTGCCAGCAACAGGTCTTTACGGCACTTCATCTCTTCAACGATTTGATTGAGTCTGTTAGCCAGCTGAAGCATTCTGGTGATGCTCTTAGTTTTTTCCATTTTCTCCTCCGGGATAGTGGGGGTCGACTAGAAAACTGTTAGGCTGCTAAGCATTGATGAGCTTTGTGCGCATAACTCAGGATTTTTCTGTCGTATATCATTAATTAACATTTGTGATAGCAACAAGGCTTGTTTCAAGTTAATGTCGTCGTGTTTCTTCGCCTCAGACTCAAGCTCATCGATGATGACTTCGAGTTCTTCAAGAGATGGGTCAACAATCTTTGCAAGCATATCCATGCCGTGCTCATCAAAGCTGCGTATCACGAATGCTATCAGGTTGATGACTGCAATTTTGACGTTGTTGAGATCCATTTCTTCAGGAGTAGCACCAAGCTCTTCCTTTTTAACGGCCACTAACTTCAAATAGCTTTGGTTTTTTTGCTGACTGCTATCACTAAGGGACACTAACTATACTCCTTATATAGGATCGATCAACCAATAATTCAATGCGAAATGGACGATTTATACTCAAAAGGCACGATTTAGCAATGAACTTATTGACAATAAAATCAGTTTTCTCTATATCGCGCGCACACAATATATATACACATAAAATCGGCTAAAAGAACACAAACTTTATGATGATTTTCATCAATCGTAGTGAATGATGATCGCTATCACACCAGTCGCAGCTTCGTCTCTACAGCAACCCCAATAATCCGGCAATTCCCGTTGATAGGCACGAGCGGCCATTGCGGGTTGAGGCCCTTCAGGTACTTCTGCCCACCGTCAATCACCAACTTCTTGAATGTTGCCTCGTTCGAGTCGGATAGCTTTGCTATAACCAGGCTGCCGTTGATTGCTTCGCGACCCGTATCAAAGAGGACAAATGTTCCTTCAGGGATGCTAATGCCAGCTGGTGCAGTCATGGAGTCACCATCTACCTGCAGCCAGAACGCATCACCTTGAATGTGAGCGTCAGATTCAAGCCAAAGATCGATATCTTTGAGGGCGTATGCCTCAACAGCCTCACACCATGCGCCTGCCTGTACCTTACTAATTACCGGGTATTTTGAGCCAGGTGAATAATGCCCAGCGAACGAAATATTTTTCGATGCAACCGAGCTCATATCAGAAATGTCCTTCGCAAGTGATGGACTAAAATCAGCGACACTAACCCCAAGAAGCCTCGCAAAGACCGACGCCACAGCCGTATTTAAAGCATTCCTTCCATTCAGGTAATGGCCTACGGCACCCTGGGAGATGTCCAGCGCGTCCGCAATAGATTGCTGAGTGATACCCAGTTCTTTTTTCTTCGCTTCGTAAAGGGCTTTTAAACGCTGTGAATCAGCCACTTGAGCGGGGGTGAGGATCTTTTTCTTTTCCATTATCAGATATTAATACCAATGCTCTTATTTTAAAAATACTTGCGGTATTGCTATATTTAATACTTGTGGTATTGTTTGTTCATGCATTGATAGGAGCTAACACATGAAAATTTCTTTAGCTGATTACGTTGGCGAAGTTGGACAGGCAAAAGCTGCTGATGCCATTGGCGTTCACCAGACCGCAATTAGTAAAGCCATTCGGGTGGGGCGGAAGATCTTCGTTAACACATTGCCTGACGGAAAAATTAAGGCAGAAGAGATTAAGCCTTTCCCCCATAGCAAAAACCCCGATTGAACAGTGCCGAATTGAACATCCAGGGTGAGACCTGACTGATCAACCGGCCATCCCAAACAACACCAGAGGAAGTATTACAAATGAATAACTTAATGGCACGCAACAAAGTGGAGGCCAGAAGGATAGAGAGCTGGTTACACAGCCAAATATCAGAACTGGGAACTACAAACATCGCAAAAGAGGCTGGGGTGAACAAATCGACGGTGAGTCGCTGGCGGGAAAACCTGCTGCCGAACATGTCGCTGCTGCTGGCCATCCTGATTTCTAACCGAACGGGAGAGAAAGGGGACTTTGAGGCATGAGGGATATCAGAAAGAGCGAAAGCCGCAGTGCGGGAACACTAACGGCTTTCTAAGCGAATTAACTGGATCAATTCACAGGAGTAATTATGTCAAATACCGCAAAAATTCTCAACTTTCCTGATGTAGTTTCGGGAATACAGGAGCTGCGAGTGGCAGATCTCGACGATGGGTTTACGCGCATCGCCAATGAGCTCCTTGAGGCTGTCATGCATGCAGGTTTGTCGCAGCATCAGCTTTTGGTGTTTATGGCTGTCATGCGCAAAACATACGGCTTCAATAAGAAATCTGACTGGGTCAGTAACGATCAGCTATCTGACATGACTGGTCTTGCTGCCACTCGTTGTTCTACAGCGAAAAACGAACTGATTCGCATGTCTGTGTTGACTCAGTCCGGACGTCATGTAGGCATAAACAAGATGATTTCAGAGTGGGAGACAAGTAAGCCAGAGCGCAGGCGTGAATACGGAGCTACAAAAAATAAGGCTGGGTATATTTATGTCTTTGCTGAAAGTGAATCAGGGCCTGTAAAGATAGGTTTCACCACAAGAAAGGCTGAAGAGAGATTAAAAGAGGTTCGTCACTATTTTGATGGCAAGAATCCTAAAGTTTTTTACGTGTCTCCATTCAGCCTTCATGCTGGAGCAATAGAGCCAGTAATTCATGCAAATCTCAAGGCGAAGATGATACGCGGAGAGATGTTTGATACAGACGTTTTGCATGCGGTTGAAAACATTTCAACCGTAATGGAAACATTCCAACCGTCAGGGAAGAATAGTTTCACACCGTATGGGAATAACGTTTCCCGCCAGGGTGGAAACACAAAAGACAAACATACAAAAGACAATAAAGACAATAGTAATAAACCCCCTAAATCCCCCCGGGCGGGTTCGTTCGATGCATCCAGTGTTCAGCTGCCTGACTGGCTGTCCGTAGTCACCTGGTCTTCATGGGTTGAATACCGTCGCGACCTGAAAAAGCCGATCAAGTCTCAGCAGACGGTAACCCAGGCTATCAACCTGCTGGACCGCTGCAGACTGAACGGATACGCGCCTGAAGAAATCATTAACCGCAGTATTGCGAATGGCTGGCAGGGTCTGTTTGAACCTGACGGGCAGGCGAAACGCGGTCGCGATTCCGGGCAGGAAGGCCTCCACTGGAACAGCCCGGATGCATGGAGGGATTTCCTGTGAAACCTGAACTCTACCGCGCAATAAACAATCGGGATGGCGCAGCGATGGCAAGCATGGCCGGGGGCAACCCGGAGCATGGACGGGTTGTGAATTCAGACGCTGAGCGGCTTGTTGACGCGCTGTTCATGCAGTTGAAACAGATCTTCCCGGCAGCAACGCAAACCAACCTCCGATCCGATGCTGACGAGCGAGTGGCTAAGCAGCAGTGGATAGCAGCATTTTCAGAAAACGGCATCCGCACCCGCGAACAGTTATCCGCTGGCGTGCGCCATGCAAGAGCCAGTGAGTCGCCGTTCTGGCCATCGCCAGGCCAGTTTATCAAGTGGTGCAAGGACAGCGGCACAGTCCTCGGTATCAAGCTGGCTGACGTGATGGGTGAATTTCAGAGATACAACCGCGAGAAGGGTCTCCATACCGGCGGCGCGGAACGCTTCCCCTGGTCTCACCCGGTCATGTACTGGATTGTCACCGATACCCGGCGGGCAATGTATCAGCGACAGCTCAGCGAGGCGGAAACCGAGAAATATGCCGCCAAAAAGCTGGAAGACTGGGCGCTTAAAGTGGCCGCCGGAGAGCAAATACCGTCACCGGTACTGGCACTGGAGAACAACCAGGAAGCTATCCCGACAAACCATGTCAGTCGCCAGCAGGGTTTTCATCCGGAAGGAAAAAGCTTTGGCTGCATGCCCGGTGCCGCATCACTCGGCGCGTTAACCCCAGCTCAGTGGCTGCGGGACGAATACCTGATTGGCAAAGAAAAGGGGCTGATTCAATGAAACGTATATCCGGAACTCAAATCGTCATCAATTTTATCGGCAATCATCCCGGTTGCACTTTTTCAGAGATTCGCACCGGTACAGGCCTGGACTCTTCTGTCGTCAACTCAGCTATCTGGGCCACGTTCAACGACGGGCGGGTTTTGCGAGCAGGTGAGCGAAAAGGCTATCGCTACACCCTGGCCGATAAGACAACCGTAACCGAAAGCACGTCAGCGGATTTTCAGTTCAGCAATCGCCATTGCGGCGCCAACAAGCTGACCAATCTTTTTAACCAGTGCCTGGCGGGAGTAAGAAAATGAACATTGAAACAGTAAACGAGCTCATTCAGTCGCTGGAGTCGGCGGGCGAGCTGTCGATCAAAGAGACAAAGGTTATGGCGCTGGCGAAAGCTTACCAGCAGCTGGCTGCGGAGAATGTGGGGCTGATTCGTAGCGCTGAATGCCTATTGCATGAAGCAAGTGAAGTGTATCGGGCGTACAACAAAACACAGTTGCCCGACGGTGATCTGGTTGACGGCCAATCATTGCAGGAAGTGTGGGGCGCCATCAACGCAACTCCCGCCACCGACGCTTATCTGGCCGAGATTAAATCTCATGACCTTAACGCTTTTATCAGTCATTACAGCGATGAACTCGATGAACATATCGCCAATGGTGGTGATCAATTTGATGCGACATCAATTCGCCTCAGAGGATTTGTCGTAGGTGGTCGTATGTTCAGAGAGAAGCTTCGTGATGAAGATAAGGCATTAGCGCTGCGCGAGGGGGCCGACAAATGAGCGTCACGCATGTAGTCAGCTTTTCTGGCGGCAGAACGTCGGCCTACCTTGTTCACCTGATGGAGCAGCGCCGCAAGGCTGGTGAGGATGTTCGCTACGTATTCATGGATACCGGCGCTGAGCACCCAGGGACATACAAATTTATTCGAGAGGTGGTGAGCAACTGGGGCATCGACCTGATATGCCTGCGTGTAGATGTTAACCCCGAGCTTGGGAAAGGTAACGGCTACAAAATTATCAGCATTGATGACATTGGGCCCGACCTGCAGCCATGGGTAGATATCACCAAAAAATACGGCACCCCATATTTTGGCGGCGCGTTCTGCACCAGAACCATGAAGATTGAAGTGTGCAACAACTTCTGCAAAGACAATTTCGATGACCATCAGTCATGGCTGGGTATGCGGCTGGATGAGCCTGCTCGCATATGGGGTGAAAAACTCTTCCACCTGATGCGCAGAATGAACTTCGACAGCTACACGATGGGAAGTCTGTATCGCGAAATGGTCTCCATTGATACCTCTGAGCAGATGATTGAAATGCTGGAGCCGAGGTTTCTTTTAGACACCGCCACCGCGGGGCGAATTGCGAAGCGGGTAATCGACATCCGGAAATCAAAGCAGAGCTTTATGGCAGAGATAACCGAGTTCGAGAAAGAGGATGTTTTGGCCTGGTGGAAGCAACAGCCGTTCGACCTGCAGATTCCTGAGCATCTTGGCAACTGCGTTTTCTGCGTCAAAAAAGGTCTGAATAAGGTCGCTCTTGCCATGCGCGATGAGCCAGAAATGTTGGCCCAGTTCCGCGCGGTAATTTCCTCTCCTGACGTTCGGGTGGTGGAGCGAAGGCAGCAGGAAAACAAAATCATGTACCGCGAAGGGCAGTCACTTGACGGTGTGGAAGCGATGTATGCGGGGTTCGAGCGAGATGATATCGCCAGAACAGTACGCAGTAGCGGTGGGTATGAATCCGGCTCATGCTCCGAAAGTTGCGAGCCTTTCATTGTTGATAACGGGCAACTTGATCTTTTTGCAGAACAGGGGCGTGCAGCATGACAACTGATATCACCGAACTGGCGCAGAGAGAGAAATTCGAAGCGTGGTGGGAGCGCGAGTATAAACATCTCGAATCCTCGAAATATACCGATGCTGTGCCGCATATCAAATACGGTTTCTGGATGGCATATCAGGCCGGTGGCGCTGAGCTGGTAGAGGCGCTGGAGAAGGCGCAGCGTGCCAACGCAGCACAAGGCGACCATATCGAGCAGCAGCAGGACCGTATCGAGCAGCTAGAGAAAGGCAATCAGTACGCCGCTAAGCGCATCGCCGAGCTGGAGTCCCGCACCGTCACCGTTAAGCTGCCACAGGCAGTTAGCGCAGGTGGTCAGGGTTATCAGGCGCAGGTGGAGAGGATACTTACCGCCGCTGGCATCAAGGTGGAGGCTGAGTGATGCGTAAATCAACAATGGCAATTGCAGTTGCTCTTGCCTCGATAGGGACTGCTTCCGTGGAATGGAAGGGATTGAGCGAAACACTTAGTCCGCAGGGTTATCCGGTTTCAAATCGCCATACAGGGAAGGCCGCAGAACGCCGAAACGCCAAACGCCGCAGGAGAGCCAAACAATGACCAGCAAATTAACCAGAGAGCCAATCACTCACGAATTGAAAATTTACCCTGAATTCTTCTCTGCTGTCTGTACTGGCGTTAAACGCGCAGAGCTACGCAAAAATGACCGTGATTATCGTGTAGGCGACACTCTCCACCTGCTGGAGACACCGCGCGGTAGCTGTCACAGCACGGGAGAGTTTATCAATGCCGCAATCACCCATATCGCTGACGTTGGCGAATGGATGCCGGGTTATGTCCTGCTGAGCATTGAGCGAGAGGCAATGGACAGCGAGCCTGAGTGTTTGCCTCTCGACTACCTACAGGGACACAAAGACGGCCTGGAGTGGGCCGCCCAACTGGCAGAGTCCAATCACCCTCAGGCCGGGGACTGGCTTTACGATGACCCTATAGAGCTGGCAAAAGCTATTCGCAAAGGTCCAGATATGCCGCCAGCACAATCGGTGGACAGCGAGCCGGTTGCGTATACCGACGATCGCAACCTGGGCTATATCGACCGAGGGAGGGAGACGGCATATCTGTGGGGCAAGCAGAATTCTGAGGCTTCAGACGTTGCGCTCTATCGCCACGCGCAGCAGCCGGTAGTGCCGGATGATGTGCTGGACGCATTGCAGAAGGTTGCACGAATACGCCTCGAACTGAATGACTTCGACGGCGATCGCCGTGGCATAGCTTTTTGCCTGAGTGAAGCCGAAGAAGCGTTAATCGAGGTAGTAAACCGCCGCGCCGCCATGCTCAGCGGAGGTAAGTCATGAAATTCGAAGAATGGTTATCGCAACAAGGCGGGGTAATTGAGGTCGATTGTGGCTGTGTTACCACGGAGGCGTTTTACCACTGGATGCGTGTGGCTTATGAGGCTGGCACCCTCACCAATGAGGATACCAAGCAGACTGGCAACTCTCCGGTAATCGGCATTGACCTGGCGGCCGGTCCAGACCGTACTGTCGAGGTTCGCTACGTTGCGCCTCCTGGTTACGTGATGGTGCCGAAGGAGATGACTGACGCTATTGGAGAGGCTATAGCCATGCATGCGAACTGTTGTGGTGGTATAGCGCTTGATATTTACGAAGCCATGCTCGAAGCCGCCCCGCATGATACCCCCGCTCTGAACTCGCTACAGAGCGTCGATAGTGTTGTAGGTAGATGGGTTCCGGTAAGCGAGCGGATGCCGGAAGATGGCCAGCACATAATCATATTTTGCGATGACGCATTCGTTTTATCTGCTCAATACCGGGATGGCGAATTTTTTGACGTTGTTCGTGACGGTGATGAGTTTTTTGAAACTACCAGCAGGTGCGTCACTCACTGGATGCCACTTCCAGCCGCCCCGCAGGAGGTAAGGTGATGCGCACCATTGAGGAAATTGGCAGGCATGCAGCATTGCTGAAGTGGAAGCGTCAGTTTGGCCCATTTGAGAAATGCCCGGTCTGCTACGGGCTTCTTTCTTCCTGCGAGCTGTGCCACGGTAGCGGCAAGGTGATTCAGGAAGATATCGACTCTTGGAATGACCCAATTGCCAAGATTAGACGGGAGGCGACTGATGCCTAAATCCCCAGCAGAACGCAAAGCCGCGCAGTGATGTATACTCCCTTCACAAACTGAGGGGAGTTTTTGGAGTAATTATGAATTGGGAATTTACTAGTGCCGACTGGAACCTGGTTATTGCAGCAGTTACGGCATTTGGTGGCTTGGCTGCGGCATATGCAGCATTCTTAAGTAGACAGACAGCAACTAAATCTCTTCAACTGCAAAGCAGAATGAATGCTTATGAGTCATTAAAGAACTGCGCAGAGAGGGCTAACGGATATGCTAAAGGGAAGCAAGGTTCTGATTGGACATTTCATGATGGAGCAAACATTGTCAGAAGCCTGCGACAGGCGATGAAAATCATACAGGGTTATAGTGAGTACGGTGATGACAAGGAAAGGGAAGAATTAAAAGAATACTTTATAAATCAAATTAATATGGAGCTATTTGAAGAGTTGAACCACCAAAATGCGCCTGGAGCTTTCTTTAAAGGGACAGGGGATTCGTCTGTTGAAGTTAATATTTACGAGCAATGGGAAGATATTGTCGCTTTTTTCAACTTAATGGTTGCCACAGATGCTGATCTTGCAGATTCAAGATCTGAATAAATGATTTCTCATGTTTGAATGGCTATGGCTTTTAAACAAAGCCACGCTCATGGAAAGGATATTTTCTATGTCTGATTTCAACATCGCATCAAAGTCAAAAGACGATCAGGGCAAGGTCAACGTTGACCTCGCTGCGTCCGGCGTTGCTTACAAAGAGCGCCTGAACATGCCGGTTGTTGCCGAAGTGGTAGCCAGAGAACAACCAGAGCATCTACGCGAGTATTTCATGGAGCGCGTGCGATACTATCGCGAGCAGAGCATCCAGCTACCCCGCGCATCAGATCCGTGTTACATCGAGATGGCCAGCCAGAACGAGAAAAAATAACTCAAGGGGATTTATGAGCCCAGACTCATGGAGTGCTATCGCTGGTTGCGCCTCTGCCGTCGCTGCTGGCATCAGTCTTTTTGTTACATGGAAAGGAATTCATTTTCAGAAGCAAGCATTCAGAGAAACACTAAGAAGAAATATTCAGGATGCACTCACTTATCAGGCCGAAAGGGCAAATTTATCTTCTACGGGGAAAAGTGATGCTGAATGGACTTTCCCGCAATTTGCGAACATTATTCTCGCCATCGATACGGCGAGAAACATGGTATCTCGTTTGGATAAAAACGCAGGAATGAGCAAGGAAGAAGCGGGCGAATATTTCTTAGAACGGCTGAACCACAATATCGTAAACTCATTTAGAAAGGGATCACCGCCTGATGGGGCCTTTCAAAGCAAAGGTCCTATATCGGAGATTCGTGAATTAGTTACGCTATGGAATGCTAATGCCCATTTTCTGGGGTTTAGAGATGTGAATTTTAGCCCTGACCTTTGATTTTCTACAATCATCCAGCCATAATTAAGTCATCGGAGCCTGAACAACTCCGGTGACTTCTGCGCATTTAAGGGGACTTAAATGCGACCACAATCTGAACTCCTCACCTTGTCACAGATGCAGAAATGCACCTGCGATTTTCTGCGTTCTGCGGTTTCCGTTAAGGAGGCCGCATGAGCATGAACAAAGACGGCATCCGTCTGCACAAATCCAATTTTTCCGCCATCGGGCAGCAGATACAGCCAATGCTGGAATCTGGCGACTGCTATCGCCTTATTATCAAGCCCTGGAAGGACAAGCGCAGCCTCTCCCAAAATGCCCTTCTCTGGATGTGGAATGGCGACGTTGCATCTGCCATCAACCACCACTCCGAAAACAAGTTAACAGAGGAAGACCTTCATGAGTTTTTGAAGGATATGTTCTGCCCCGCCAAGCCCGTAACCGTTCTTGGTGAAACCAAGATGGTGAAGTCCACCAAGCTACTCGATACCGAAGAGATGACCTTCTACCTGCGCCGCATTGAAGTCTGGTGCGCTGAGCGCGGTATCAAATTGCGGATCCCTGCCAACTCCGAATATCACTCAAAGGGACACGACCATGTTTGAAGAAGAGATTTGGAAAGAAACATCCATATCAAGCGATTATGAAGTCAGTAATCATGGTCGATTCCGATCCTTAACACGCACCGTTAGCGTGATGAGTGGCTACAAGAAGGTTTTAGAAGGTAAGGATTTGAAGCCTTTTGACGTGCATACCACTGGTTACCTTCAAATAAAGATTTGCGGCAAAAAGTATGCAGCACACAGGCTTGTCGCCATGGCATTTTGCGACGGTTACGCCGAAGGATTAGTTGTTAACCATAAAAACGGCAACAAAAAAGATAACCGCGCTGAAAACCTTGAATGGACAACTCCGTCAAGCAATCTTCGTCATGCCTATAGCGACCTTGGTGTTATCCCAAATCAGCTCGGAAGGTTCGGTGAGGATCACAACGCAAGTAAAGCGGTAATCGCTACATGCCGTGTTACTGGAAAAGAAGTTCGCTACGCTGCCGCTATGGATGCGGTTCGTGATGGGTTCGACAGTGGCTGCATTAGCAGGTGCTGCACAGGTCAATCATCTTACCATAAAGGCTATAACTGGCGATTTGAGGGTGAAGAAAATGAGTAGCCCACTTTCCCGCGTCATCACCAATGAAATCTTCCGCGTTCCGGCGCGCCGCCAGCGTAAGCCCGCGGTTAAGCCGTCCGATATCCCGACACTGAAAGGCTACACCGCCCGCCTGGTGGATCAGAAATGGCTGCGTCTCGCGGCAAGGAGGGCGCATGGCTAATTTATGCAAAGCGGCACGCGGCCGCGAATGTCAGGTGCGGATCCCTGGCGTCTGCAATGGCAACCCTGAGACCTCTGTGCTGGCACATATCCGCCTGGCGGGACTTTGCGGCACCGGAATCAAGCCGCCAGACCTGATCGCCACCATCGCATGCAGCAGCTGCCACGACGAGATTGATCGCCGCACCCGCCTGGTCGATGCGGAATATGCAAAGGAGTGCGCGCTGGAAGGTATGGCTCGCACGCAGGTTATCTGGCTGAAAGAGGGGCTCGTTAAAACATGAATCAATATCGCATCAGTCTCCCGTGGCCGCCTAGCAATAACCGTTACTACCGGCATAACCGCGGGCGTACGCACATCAGCGCAGAAGGTCAGGCGTACCGCGACAGCGTCGCCAAAATCATCAAAGACTCAATGCTGGATATCGGCCTGGCAACGCCAGTGAAAATCCGTATCGAGTGTCACATGCCGGATCGCCGTCGTCGGGACCTGGACAATCTGCAAAAGGCAGCATTCGACGCGCTGACGAAATCCGGTTTCTGGATCGATGACCAGCAGGTTGATTACTACAGCGTGAAGAGAATGCCAGTCGTCAAAGGTGGGCGGCTTGAGCTGACCATTACCGAAATGGAGGTCGCATGAGCCGTGAAGTTATCGAACGCATCCACGACCGTTGGCAAAAGCTCCGCCTGTTCCGGGCCCGGGGCACTGTCTTAGTTGACTACCGCATTTTGAAGAATTTTGTTCGCATCTATCAGACCCTGGGAGAGACAGCATGACAGCGCAATATTTAGAATTTGTTCGCCAGCAGCTGATAGTGGCCACCGCCGATCTGAGTGGCGCGACGAAAGGGCAGTTGGTAGCCTTTGCGGAAAACGCGATGTTTGAGGCGACGGCGCGCAGCAGTAAGCGGATGAAGGTAGTCGACCCGGCAACCGGGAGAATGGTTAAGCCGAGCAATCCGCCGGTACCGGGGAAACAGTCCCGCGCCAAAGGCTCAGCAATCGCCCTGGTTCAGCCCGTGGAATATTCAACGGCATCATGGCGGCGCGCACTGCTGTCGCTGGAAGAGCATCAGAAATCCTGGTTGCTCTGGAACTACAGCGACAACATCCGCTGGGAGCACCAGGAGACGATCACCCGGTGGGCTTGGGAGCAATTTAGCGAGAAGCTGGCCGGCATTCGCATTGCAAAGAAAACAGTTGATCGCCTGCGGCAGCTTATCTGGCTGGCAGCTCAAAATAAAAAGGCTGAGATAACCGGCAGGGGAGACCTCTATTCCCCGGCCTCAATAGTGGGAATCAAGCCAGACAACTGGTGCCACAATTACTCAGATTACTGGCAGGCTATGATGGACATCTACCAGGAGCTTGATAACCAGTCGTTACTCTCTGTTTCTAGATCACGTTCACAACAAAAAGCGACTTTTTCGCAACAAGGTCTTGCAAAAGTCAATTAAATGAGTCATATTTTAGTCTACTTTGATATGCTGCCTTAACTTTAAGTGGCGGCATGATGAACAAAAAGGCCCTGACGGAAACGTCGGGGCTTTGTCATTTCTGGGTCAGAAGCACAGCGGTTGTGCGTTCGGCTGTTAACCGAATGGTCGAAGGTTCGAATCCTTCCTGTCCCGCCAGATTGCTGGTTTAGCTCAGCAGGTAGAGCGCCTGCCTTGTAAGCAGGATGTCGGCGGTTCGATTCCGTCAACCAGCACCAGAACCCAGCCAGGGTATTTTCGGCCATCAGCCGACATTGCTATTACCCTCATGCTTATTGCTCGCCTTATCGCGGGCTTTTTTATTATCAGGTCCCGCAGGAATCATCATCGACATGCTTCGTTGTTAAATTCAGCCTGACGGGCCTGACCCTTTTCAAACACACACAGCGCCAACCGGATATACCGGAGGTGAGAGATATGCGTATGCCCTACAAACAAGATTTCATCGCCGCTCTGCTGGCAGCTAAGGAGCAGGGCATTGGCGCAATACTTGCCTTCATGATGGCGTACCTGCGAGGCCGCTATAACGGTGGCGCCATGACGAAGACGCTAATTGATGCGCTTATGTGCGCAATGATTGCCTGGTTCGTCCGTGACCTTCTCGACTTTACTGGGCTTAGTAGCAATCTCGCCTACATCGCCAGCGTGTTCATTGGCTATATCGGTACGGACTCGATCGGCAGCCTGATTAAGAAATTTGCCGCCAGAAAGGCAGGGGTAGACGATGCAAACCAGTCCTGAAGGAATTGCACTGATTAAAGGTTTTGAGGGCTGCCGGCTGACCGCATACCCCGATCCGGGTACTGGCGGAGCTCCGTGGACGATTGGCTACGGCTGGACATTGCCAGTTGATGGTAAACCGGTAAGGCCGGGTATGACTATCGACCAGGCTACCGCTGACCGGCTGCTAAAAACAGGTCTGGTGAGCTACGAGAACGACGTGCTGAAAATCGTGAAGGTGAAGCTTACCCAAGGTCAGTTTGATGCTTTGGTATCATTCGCCTACAACGTCGGCTCGCGCGCGCTTTCAACCTCCACTCTTCTGAAAAAGCTCAATGCTGGCGACATCAAAGGTGCTGCTGATGAGTTTTTGCGCTGGAATAAAGCTAGCGGCAAAGTCCTGAATGGGCTGACCCGCCGGCGTGAGGCGGAGCGCGCTCTGTTCCTGTCGTGATTGGCTCACTGGTAAAGCGTTACAGGTTGCAGCTACTGGTGATAGCGTTAATCGGCGTGCTGACATTCTTCGTGAACCGCTACCGCGATAACGCCATTGCCTACAAAGACCAGCGCGATAAAGCCACTGAACAACTCAGCTTGGCGAAAGACACCATCACCGACATGCAGACCCGCCAGCGTGACGTCGCGGCGCTGGATGCCAAATACACCGGAGAACTGGCTGATGCGAAAGAAACCATTGAGCGTCTGCATAGCGATGTCATTGCTGGCCGTAAGCGGCTGCAGCTCAACGCAAAATGTCCCGCGAACGGAGCGACCAGCGCCGGCGGCGTGGGCGATGCTTCCGGCCCCAGACTTGTTGACACCGCTGAACGGGATTATTTCACCCTCAGAGAGCGAATCGTCACAGTGACGAAGCAGGTTGGCTATCTGCAGGACTACATCAAAGAGCAGTGCTTAAAATAAGCAAAAGTGAAAAAAATTTCAGCTGTTCATATCTTTTTATAGCTATTCAATTCAACGAATATCTATTCATTGTGTGACTATATCTAACTGAATTTAAATGATTTAATCGAGCCTTGCTTGCTGCAGGGCTTTTTTGTTTTGGAATTCACCGCGCATCTCACGCGCACCTCAACGAGAGCCTTTCAGTAAGCGAGCCTGAGAAATGCCGTTATAGGTGGCGACCTCTCTCGGGCGGCTTTTCTGTGAGACAGGCTCACTTTCTAAAAGGTAACGCAAATGAAAGAAGCAGTTATAGTCCATGATTTCGATTTCTCAAAGATGGTTATGGCCATCCAAGGAAAGGCGTTCACAACCAGTCAAAAGATCGCTGATTACTTTGGCAAGCGTCATGACAACGTTCTGAGAAAAATCAGGCACGTCAAGTCTGAGTGTCCGCCTGAATTTGCTGCCCTCAATTTTGAGGAGGCTGATTTCATTGATAAAAATGGTGAAGCGCAGCCAATGTTCAAACTCACTAAAGACGGCTATATGCTTGTCGTTATGGGATTTACTGGCGCAGCCGCTACTCTCATCAAGGTCCGATACATCCAGGCATTTAACTGGATGGCAGATCAACTTACTCGCTGGCATGAAATGGGCGAACAGGCCCAGCACCGGCACGCGCTGAAGGTTGCTAAGTCAGAAGTGAAGGCCCGCATCGGTAGTAAGATGATGAACGCCAGAAAGCGAGAGAAGAAATTACTCGCACTGGAGTTTGACCAGATCCTCTCTCTGACACAGCCAAAGTTGATTTTTACTGAATAGCACCTAGAGACATAAATGTCCTTTGAGAGCCACTTTCACAACGGCTCTCCATTACAAAGCTCATCTGCAGGTGGGCTTGATAATGGCTATCACTAAATGGGGATAGCGAATTGTTGATAAAGGTGCTGTCACCAGCAACAACCAGTGACAGCGGGATATACCAAATTCTGTTGGTTAAGGTGTTTCCTTCTATTCTGATGCTTTTCCTAATAACTGAATTACTTCCCCCTTTAACTTGTTGAAATACTCCTCATTATGCTCAAGGTCGGGATCGTACTTTAAAGAGTCTTCTATCGTTTCAGCCATTAAACCCTTTGACTTGCCAACTGCTTCATTTACAACGCAAGAAATGGTGATTACGGCAACTTTTAGGGCATGAATATCAAGCCGCAACTTATCGTTTTCATCCTCTAACTCTTTAATCCTATTCTCTAAATCAGACATTCTCTTGCTCCTTATAGATAAAAACACAATGTACCACGAAGCAAAACTAGAAGTGAGATGACTATGGCAAAACCCGACTGGGAGGCCATCGAGACGGCGTACCGGGCCGGAGTGATGTCCCTCCGAGAAATAGCGTCACAGCACGGTATCAGCGAAGGCGCTATCCGTAAGCGTGCCAAGCGTGACGACTGGTCGCGTGACCTCAATGCGAAGATTCAGCAAAAGGCTGACGATCTGGTACGCAAACAGGAGGTACGCAAACAGGTACGCAACGAAAGCACTTTGACCGAACGCGTACTGATAGAGGCGACTGCCGAGGTGATTGCCACGGTACGCATGGAGCACAGGGGAGACATCCGACGGGCTCGCGAACTGACAAACATGCTATTCGATGAGTTGGCCGGTGAGTGTGGCGATGTGGCCGCGCTTGAGATGCTCGGCGAACTGATGCGCCGTGAGGATGACAAAGGCCAGGATAAGCTCAACGATCTGTACCACAAAATAATCAGCCTGCCTTCCCGCGTTAAATCCATGAAAGACCTGAGCGACAGCCTGAAGACGCTTATCGGCCTCGAGCGTGAGGCGTACAGCATCGAGAATAAGGCTGAAACGAAAGAGGTCACCCATAACGTCATGCTGGTTCCAACCAGTGACAGCGTGGATGACTGGGAAGCGGCTGCGAAGAAACAACAGGACGGGGTGCTCGGTGGATGAATTACAAAGCTGTATGGAAGCCACTGCCTGGATCGCAGTCTCTGGCTCTGAGTTGCCCGTGTAACGAAATCCTGTTCGAAGGCACTCGCGGACCGGGTAAAACCGCTGCGCAGTTAGCCAGGTTCCGGCGCAATGTCGGCGTGGGCTATGGCTCGTTCTGGCGCGGCGTCATCTTCGACACCGAATATAAGAACCTTGCCGACATCATTACGCAGTCGAAGCGTATGTTTCGCCTGTTCAACGACGGTGCGCGCTATCTATCATCTGCGAGTGAATTGCGGTGGGTATGGCCTACTGGCGAGGAACTGCTCTTCCGCTTCGGCAAAGAGGCGGACGACTACTGGGATTTTCACGGGCAGGAATTCCCATTCATAGGCTTTAACGAGCTGACGAAACAGCAGTCCCCGGAATTCTACGAAATGATGTTCTCCTGCCGGCGCTCATCGTTCAGGCCGGAAAACTACCCTCTGGAGAATGGCAAGTTACTGAGGCCAATCCCGTTGGAGACGTTCAGCACGACCAACCCGTTTGGAATCGGGCACACCTGGGTGAAGAAGCGCTTCATTGAGCCAGCGCCGCGCGGAACCGTACAGCGCGACCGGCAGATGGTATTCAACCCTCAGACTGAGCGAGAAGAGGAAATCACGCTTACTCGCGTGGCCATCCACGGATCGTTCAAAGAGAACCCGTACCTCGACCCGCAGTACATCGCGACCCTGATGGCCATCAAAGACCCTAACCGGCGCAAAGCGTGGGTAGAGGGCTCCTGGGATGTGACCAGTGGCGGGAGATTTGACCGCCTGTGGAATGAAGCGCTGCACGTCATTAAGCCGTTCCGCATCCCGGATAGCTGGACCGTCGATCGTTCTCATGACTGGGGTGAGTCGAAACCGTTCTCTAATCTATGGTGGGCGCAGGCTGATGGCACTGCCGCCGAGCTGCCAGATGGTCGACAGTTCTGCCCGCCGGCAGGTTCGATAATCCTGATCGGAGAATGGTACGGCTGCCCGCCTGACGAGCTGAACAAAGGCCTGAATATGTCATCCACCAACGTCGCGAAAGGCGTGGCGTGGATTGACAAGCGGCTGGCGGGCGAAGACGTCGACGAGCCGGAAGAGATTCAAATCGACGGTGTCACCCAGGGCCAGCTTCACATTATGCCTGGCATCTGCAGCGAAGTTATTCCTGGACCGGCTGACGGCGCGATATTCAACACTGGTGATAACGAGTTATCTATCGCGCAGAAGATGGAAGCGCAGGGAGTTACATGGTTGCCTGCTGACAAAAAGCCCGGCTCCCGCATCAATGGCGCATCGTTATTCGCTGACATGCTGGAAGCTGTTATCGAAGGTAAAAAGCTGGAATCAGGCGTGCCTGAGAAGCCAGCATTCTACGTTTTCGACTACTGCCGAGGCTGGATTAGCCGTATCCCTGTGCTTGTCCGCGACGATAAAAACCCTGACGACGTAGACACCCAGCAGGAAGATCATGACTGGGATGGTACTCGTTACCGCGTACTGCACTCACCGAAAAAGGTTGGCGCAGTCTTCTTCTAAGGAGCTCATCAGTGAGTGAATTAAGCACCGGGGAGCAGTTCCTCGTTAATGCCCTTGCTGATGCAATTGGGCGCCAGCGCATGCTCTACGCAGGGCGTAATGGCAACGTCAAACGGACAAAGTTATGGGACGAGTTCGGTTATCCGGACACACTAACTTTCGACAACTTCTATCGACAGTATCGCCGCGGTTCAACCGGTTTTGCAGCAGTTCATAAATTGCTTGATTCCTGCTGGATGGACAGGCCGACCATTATCGATGGTGATGAAGACAGGGAGTCGACCGAAACCACCCCATGGGAAAAGTCAGTTACCAAACTGATGAAAAAGCACTGGGCGAAAATTAAAGACGCTGACCGCCGCAATATGGTTGGGCGTTACTCAGCACTTCTGATTCAGGTGAAAGATAATCGAGACTGGAGTGAGCCTGTTGATGTGGCACTGGTCCAGAGGCTAGGTAGTGCTGCACTGGTTAAACTGATCCCGGCATGGGAGCCGCAAGTCAAACCTGGCAACCTTGATATTGATACCTGGTCGGAAACCTACGGGCAGCCCGTCAGCTATCAGTTTAATGAACAACCGATAGGCGACGAGGGCACGTATAGCAGCCCTCGTTCGGTTCAGGTGCATCCTGACCGTATCATTCTGCTCTGTGAAGGCTCAGAGGATGAGAATATCCTGTCGGGAATCCCGCTTCTTGAGGCCGGCTACAATGACCTCCTTGATATTGAGAAGACGAAAGGCGGTAGTGCTGAGGGGTTCCTGAAGAACGCCAGCCGTCAACTGGCGATGGAGTTCGACGCCGCCACCCAAATTGACACGCTCATCAAGCAAGCCAAAGATGCTGGATATAACAGCCTTGGCGATGCGATGAATGACAAGGTGAATAAGCTTAACCGCGGTACGGATGCGGCAATAGCCATGCAGGCAGGGAAGGCGAGCGTTCTCTCTGTCGCTGCTGCTGACCCAACCCCAACCTGGACAGTATCGGCAAACTCATTCGCTTCGACGATTCAGTGTCCGTTCAATATCATGTTCGGCAAACAGACTGGTAACCTCGCATCAGAGGAAGATAAAACGGCCTGGGCCAACCGATGCAACGAGCGTCGCTGGGGTTTTATGTCCGACGTCATCACGCGAGTGATAGAGCGATTTTGGACCATCGGCATTATCGACCCTCCGGCATCGGGCGAGGTCACGCTGGTATGGTCTGACTTACTGGCGCCAAGCGAGAAAGAGAAGATCGCAAACATGGATAAGATGGCCGATGTGGCGCAGAAAACTCAGCAAGCCTTCGGCACCCCGGCGGTCGATGAGAACGAGGTAAGGGCAGTCGGCGAGCTTGAGCCACGCAAAGAGGTCATTCCGCCCAACCCCGAAGACAAGGTGACAACCGATGATCCTCTTTCCGATGACTCAGGAGCAAAAGAGTAAAGTCGGTACGCCGATAATCCCCCGCAGCAAAGTCGACCCAACTCAATCAGCCAGGCCGGTTAGCAAGATGTTTCAGGATATCGAAGGCCGGTATCTGAACATAAAGCGCAGGCTAAAGGCACTATTTGACCAAAGGCTTACAGGGCTGCAGCGAGAGGCGAACGCACATCAGTCGTGGATGATGTGCAACAACGAGGGATCCGACCCTTCGCTGTATCAGGTCAACGCCGGTAAGTTCATCTATGACATGACCGCCGCTGAGCTGGCCGACCTGCTGCAGGTTGTGCAGTCAATTTTGGATGATGAGCTTCTCGATGGCGGCAACCAGAACCTATGGGCGATGGACTACGTCATTGCGGAGTATGACCGCGGCACGCTAAACGCCTTCACCAACCTTTCGGTGCAGTCGCAGGTATATGCCAGCCAGACAACGCTACAGCAGCTTTTAAACAGCCCCGGTTATCTGAACCAGATAGCGGCGGCCAGGCTTACAACGTTCAGTGACTGGAAGGTCATCAGCGACACCACCCGCGGCGACCTGACCAACATTATTACCGATGCGGTTGCGCGCGGCGTGAATCCTCGTGAGACGGCAAGCGTCATCAGCAAGCGTCTCGATGTGTCGATGTCGAAGGCTAAGACCATCGCTCAGACTGAGCAGGTCGGCGCGCTTCGGCAGGCACAGTGGAATGAAACTGACTGGGCCGCTGACCGGCTGGGGCTGAATACCGGCCTGCTGTGGCTGTCGGCGCTCAAGCCAACGACGCGCACCTGGCACGCCAGCCGTCACGGCAAGGTCTACACCACAGAAGAGGTGCAGGACTTCTACGCCGAGAACGGCAATCGTTACAACTGCTATTGCAGCCAGATTCCGGTGCTTCTCAGTGACGATAGAAGCATATTCAACGAAGGGTTGGCTGATAAGTTAAAAAAAGAGAGGATAAGCTGGAAGGAAGGAGCATAATTATCATTCATTCAATGCCATAGAGGTAATCATGCTAAAAAAATACTTCGTTGCTTATCAGATCTTAAAACATGGCGAGCAACCTATTTATGGTTCTGCTGTTCTATCCGATCATGACGATGTTGAACCAGATGTTTTCTTCAGCAAAGTAGCAAGAGAAATAGCCAAAAAACATATGGTACTGCCTGAAGGGGTAATCATCACAGCCTTCAATCGGGTTAATTAACTACTAGATAAATTAATTTTGGCGTAACTCAATTGGTAGAGTAACGCATCAACGCGACCATTCTATTGTTGGTCGTGCTCGGTACGGCATGATGTTGACGCTTGACGAGAGCGCTGGTTCGAATCCGGCAGCCAAAAACAATTTCTGACCCAGCCATAGCGCTGGGTTTTTTATTGCCTGTAATCCACCAATGAGGCCCATATGTGGACACTTAGATACGATGGACGCGGTTGGGTTTATTCGAAGCCGGGAGTAACGATAAAGCTACGGTATGAAGACGGCGAGGTGCTTAATGTCGAAGCATCCTGGTGGTTCCCTGTTAAACCCACAAAGAAGCAACTCCGCCAAGCGCGCAAAAATAAACTTTACTAACGAGGACCCAGCATGAAACGCAACCGCGTTAACGTGCTGACCGTCGTCAACTCCGCTTCAAACATCACTACTGAAACCATCGACGGCAAGCCACATATCGTGGTTCGCGGCATCACGCCTGTCGTGGACGATATCGTGATGAACCGGAAGTTGTACCCGGCAGCAGAAATCGAAAAGGCCTACAACACGCTCGAGCGTAACCCGATGCCGCTGGGCCACCCGAAAGTGGACGGCAAGCATGTGTCGGCGCGCGATGTCCGGGCGGTGAACGAGTACCACGTCGGCGCCTGGCTACAGAACGTCAGCCACAAAGACAGAAGAGTGACGGGAGACATGTACGTCAACCGCCAGTACGCCGAATCCAGCGATAAGGGCAAGCGCCTGATTAACCGCCTGGATGAGATGCTGGCCGGTACCAACTCAGAACCCATCCACATCTCCACAGGATTGCTGTATTCCGGCATTGCCGCTAATGGCGAGTCAAAAGGCAAAAAGTACAACGAGATCGCCACCAACATGATGTTTGATCATGTGGCGGTGCTGCTCGATGAACCCGGCGCCGGAACGCCAGAAGAAGGAGTCGGCATTTTCGTAAATGCTGAAGGCGACGAGCTTGAAATTGAAGTAGTGAACCTCGCTGATGCTGACGTTCCAGACCCGCAAGATGCCTCATTCAAAACATTTTTCAACCAGCTAAAGGCGTTTTTCAGCGCCAACAGCGATTCAACCCAGAAGGAAACAGACCCGATGAAAGAGCTCATCGTTAATGCGCTGAAGGCCAAAGGTAAATCGGTTGACGGTAAAACCGATGCCGAGCTGATGGACGCGTACAACCAGATGCTGGCAGAAAACGCCGACAGCAAAGAAGAAACGCCTGAAGAGAAGGCCGCACGTGAGAAGAAAGAAGCGGATGACAAGAAGGCTAAAGAGCAGACCACCAACAGCGAAGAAATGCCAGCGTGGGCGAAAGTCCTTACTGAGCAGGTCACCGCACTTAACAGCCAGATCAATGCCAACGCTGACAAAGAGAAGGGCGAAAAGCGCGCAGCTGTGAAGCTGGCGATGAACATGAGCGATGAAGAAGTTGCAGATCTGGACGGTAAGGCGCTCGATGCAATGTACGCCAAGTGCCAGACCTCTTTCGGCCTGAACGCTGCATTCCGCAATCAGGCAACCAACACCCAATCAGTCAGCGAAATGCCGGAGTAAAAAATGGCTAAAGACGGAAAACATATTATCCACGCCGGCGGCGTGTTCCCTAATCCGCTACTTAACCGTGAAGGCGGGGCAGTTGCATCGACTCTGCCTGGTACTGTTGGCTTCTTCAGTACTGCTGACAAGTTCACGGCCTCTGTAGCCGGGGCAGAATCCGCCATCAAGTATGTGGCAAACAAAGACTACCTGCGCTGCCTGAGTGTTGATGACGCAATCCCAGCCAATGAATTGGTTGTTGGTATTCATCCGCTACCAGGCATGTTCCTAAACGTGCGAGCAGCAGCGGGCACCTACACCAAAGGCCAGCCGGTTGCAGTAGCCAACGGTCAGATCACTGCGGTTGCAGACGATGCCGCCGTATTCGCCTATGTCGAAGAAGATAAAGCAGTCACTGCGGTGGCGGGCGATCTGATTCGCGTTGTGTTCAAATAAGGAGCACTGAATGTTTGTATTCTCCAAGTCTATCGGCGAGAAGACCGGTAACCTCGCGGTAAACCAGGCGCAATGGCGCGCTCTCGAACTTGAACGAAACGCCAGTGCTCAGGCAGCAGCTGATTTTCTGGCGCGCACTCAGTTCCGTGGTGATGCAGAAAACGCCCCTTATCTCGACGCGGTGAACGCAGTTGACGATATCCGCCGCCTGTATCGGGCTTTCGACACAACTGTGCTTCAGCAGTTCGAGCCGAATACCGAATTCACTCTACTAAACGATCTGATGCCGCTGTCTCGCTCCGTGCGAATTGAGCAGTCTCGTTACGATTACGCTCGTACCGGCGGCCGCGGCTGGGCACATACTTCCATGTCCGGTCAGGTCGGTGCGGCGCTGGATGCTCGCAGCTATTCCTTCGACGGCACCATGGTACCTATTCACGACTCTGGCTTTAAGTTCGAATGGCGTGATCCAATCTTCAACAGCCCGCAGGCATTGCAGTCGCAGTCGGATGCGCAGCGTGGTTCCGTTGAAGACGTTCAGCGTCGTTACGTTGACTACATTTTCAACGGCTTCCGTGACAAGGCTGGCAACTTCGCTGTGTTCGACGGCCTGACCTGGAAAGGGTTGCGTGACGATGAGCGTGTAGCGCAGATCGACCTTGGCGCCTCTGGCCTTAACATCGACTTCACCTCTGGCACAGCAACATCACAGGCTATCCGCGCTGGCGCAATCGCACTACGTGATCAGATGCGTCGCGTGAACAACCAGTATGCAGAGCAGACCTGGTACGTATCCGGTGAAATCATCTCCAACCTGGAGCGCTATTTCTCCGACAACTTCCAGTCCGGCACGATCATGGATGAAATCCTGAAACTGACCGGTGTAGCGGCGATTAAAGAAGACAGCCAGCTTTCAGGTAACGAAATTGTCATCGTTCCGCTGTCTGCTGGCGTCATTGCTCCAATCGTTGGCCAGGCTATCGGTACCGTTGCCTCCCCGCGTCCGGAATACAACAGCGACTACATCTGGCGCACCTGGGGTGCAATGGGGTTGATGGTTAAGCAGGACATCAACAATAAATACTCCGTAATTCACGCATCAAGCTAAGGATAAATCATGGCACTGGTAGAAATCGTGGCAAGCAACCTGCACGCCGGTGCCAGCCTCCGCAAACTGGAGGTTGGTTCGGTGGTGGATGTAGACGACGCAACGGCGGAGCGCTGGATCAGCACTGGCAAAGCAAAGGAGACCGACAAGAAGAAAGGCGAGAAGCTTTCCTTCGAAGTGGCTACTCCGTCCACGCCTGCAGCAGAACTGACTGCCCTGCAAAAGCAACTCGCCGACGCGCTGGAGCTGAACCAACAGCTAATCGCCGATGGTGAAGCGAAAGACAAGGCTCACGCCGACGCGCTGGCAGCAGAAACAAAACGCGCAGACGAAGCCGAAGCCGCACTGGCAGAAGCAACCAAGAAGGCGAAATAACCATGGCTGACCCAATCACAGCGGCAGACGTGCAGGCGTACCTCGGTGAATTGGGTTATTCCATTCCCGGCGCGCTGCTGGATCCGATCCTCTGCGTGGTTAACAAGATTATCCCGTGCCTTGATGGTGCGGGATATGACGACTGTACGGCAAAACTTATCCTGATGTATGCCGCTGCGCTCATGGCGACGTCTTCTGGTGCTCGGCGAATAAAATCGCAGGGCGCGCCGTCCGGGGCGTCCCGCTCGTTCGATTACGGAGACGATGGCATTACCTGGCTGCGCGACTCCCTTGCGAAACTCGATACCAGCGGCTGCACCGGTGAGCTGCCAATCAGCGCCGGTGACAGCGTCGGCTTGTTCATGGTGGTCGGGGGCTGCTGATGGCGTGGGTTTCAGTTCAGCAGCGGCTGCCGAGGACGTTTACCCGGGTGTGGGTGATCACCGACACCGGCCAGCAAACGACGGCGTACGTGAAAAGCGACGGGGAGTGGTTCATTAACTGCGCCCGCATACGGGCTACAGGCGCAATCGTGCTGCGCTGGAGGGATGACTGATGTCTTCGGTAGCTAATTGGTCATACACCGCGGCAGCGACAATCTGGCGGCGCATACGCGATGCTGACGGTAGCGATACCGATGGCGGAGGTCAGCCGTATGGATGGGAGCCGCCGATCGCTATCCTCTGCGACTACCAGGGCGGACTCTCTGCAAAAATCGGTGACCTTGGCCGGGGAATCGTGGTTAAAAACACGATATGGACCGAGCATGCAACGGCGCGGGAAGGGGATTATATCCTGATTGGCGCATCAACCGATGCGGCGCCGCCAGATGAAGCCGATGAGATTCGGCAGATCGTCCAGTTCGCAGATACGTTCGAGCGACTGGCGGACGATTTCGCACTGATTACGGGAGTCTGATTATGGGCGCTAAAGTACGCGGCATCCGCCAGGCTAAGGCCAATCTCGACCGCATCATCAAGGACGTGCAGGGGCGCAAAGTTGTTCGAGCTCTACAGTCGGCAATGCTTATCGGTAGCGCACAGGCAGCGCTTTATACCCCGATCGACACGTCGACACTCATCAACAGCCAGTTCCGGGAAATCACCGCTAACGGCGTTCGTGTGACGGGGCGCGTCGGCTATACGGCGTCTTATGCTGTGTTTGTCCATGACCCCGAAGTGAAGCAGAACTTCCGGCGCGCAACGGCGCGGAAAGAGTTCTTAACGAAGGGCTTCGAGGATACCCACAGTCAGATTGACGCCGCGGTTAAAAAGGAGCTTTCGCTATGACACCTCCGATGTATATGCGCCTGAAAGACCTGTTTGTGGCTGAAGGACTAACGGCTGACTTTAAGGTGCAATGGCGGCAATGGCGTGACACCGGCAAAGACGCCGACCAGTACATCGTGTTCCGGCCGTCCGGCGGTACCAATATCGAGTACGACCGCGGCGGCGACTGGTATGTGATGGTTGACGTAATCTCCTCGAAGGTGAATCCAGATGCTGCTGACGCCACAGTAAACGCTATCGTCGAATATATCAGCGCGCAATCCGGCGCCGATGATTGCGTAGGTGCGCTACGGCTTGTCGGCAATGTGCCGGCGCCGATCCCCACCGAAGAGGGCCGATTAGTAACCCGGCTACTCGTCTCCTGCACATACGGCGAATAATCGCCAGAATCACCCATCAGGCTGCCATCTGGCGGCCTTTTTTATTTGAGAGGTACACATGCAAGGCTGTGCTAATGATACCGGCAAGCTGATTGGTAAGGTGGCCGTGCTACGCATGGCTATGGGCTGTGCTGATACAGTTCCGGCCCTTTCCGAATGGAAACGCCTGGGCGCGCTAACAACCAAGGGCTTCGACTACTCCATGAACACCGTCACCTCTGAGGCTGACGATACGAAAGGTCTGGTCGAGAACCTGGTCAACAACATGGATTTCACCATCTCCGGTGAAGGTGAATTCCGTAAGCAGGATAAAACGACTGAGATCGGTGCCATTACTATCTCGAAATATATTTTCGATGAAGTGCAGGCCGGTCGCCAGCCGACGCTGTGGGTACGCTTTGACTTTACTGGTGAAGACGCCGGCACCTACATCATGGGGTATTTCAACACAACCTCATGGTCTGGTGACTTCGGCACCTCTGATATTTCCACCTTCTCTGGTGAGTGGAAAGTCTACGATGCAGATACCGTCGTATTTGAGGTGGCTGGCCCGGCGCTGGCATTCACTACGAACCTGACGGCTACCAAGACAGTAGCCGCAGGGGCAGCCCTTAATATGTCGGTAGCGGTCGATGGCGGCACGTCTCCATACACCTACGTGTGGAAAAAAGACGGCTCCGTCGTCAGCGGTCAAACCACGGCAACGTTTAATAAGGCGAGCGCCGTGTCTGGTGACGCCGGTGTTTACACCTGTGAGGTCACTGACTCCTCAGCGACGCCGGTAAAAATCACCTCGGTGGCGTGCACGGTGACAATCAGCTAACCACATCGTGAATAGTACAAAGGGCGTTCTGCGCCCTTGATACTGTTTATGGAGCGACTATGACCCCGATTAAAGAATTAGGCGAATGCGTTATCGGATTCGGTGACCGGGAATTCTTTTTCCGGCCGTCGTTTCTCAACATGGCGCGCATTGGAGAGCCCGATGAGATTGTTCAGACGTTCTATGACCTGTGCAACGATGAGGCGACTCCATTAGTGCAGCGCGCAGCAGCGGCCTATATCCGCGACGAGTACAGCCGGCTTCCGGATTGCGTGCTGCGATATATCCAGAGTGGACTGCTTACCCGCAAAGCCATTATGGCAGCGCATACGGTGCTTACGGCGTGCTGTGATGATGACATCGGCGATCTGGTCGGCTGGATGCGTCCAGGGAAAGGGCGCAAGCGCGGTTTTGTCTGGCGACCGGGCAGCCTGCCGCCGGAGAATATGGTCATCATCGCGCAAAACCTGATGATGCACGGCATCATCGGCAAAGCGAAGGTGCGTAAGCTGCAGCGTTACGAAACGAACGAGACAACTGCAGAATTCCGGGCAGCCGACTACATCATGGCGGCCCGTAACCATTTCTGCATAAGCCGGGAAGAGGCTGAGAACCTCACGATGACAGAATTCAGCTTACTTCTGAATGCTAAATATCCAAACCAAAAGGGCTTCACCAGAGAGGAGTTTGATTCCGTAATGAGTGAAGATGATAAGCGCTGGAATGCAATGCTTGCAGCTGAAGAAGTTGGTAAAATGAACAAGCGCCTAGGGTAGCTCCCGAAAAGGCGGAACGTAGACCGCTCTGGCGCACCTGCCATCTACGGAACCTGCTACGAGGTTTAGAATGAATGACCATTTAAGTCAGCGCTATCTTTTAGAATGCTTTGATTATGCGCCCGATACAGGGTTGCTTTCCTGGAGACGCCGTCCAATCCATCATTTCACTAGCGAAGTCGCTATGAATCGATTTAATGGTAGGTTTACCGGAAAGGAGGCGTCCAGCTCGTTGAACGGACGATATTTATATGTTTGTGTGAACAAGAAGCATCACCTTTGCCATAGGATTGTATGGTGCATGCATCATGGGTCATGGCCTGAAGACGATGTGGATCATATTAACGGCAATAAGTGTGACAACCGCATAGAAAACCTACGATGTGTCAACAGAAGCCAAAACATGTCTAATGTTGGTATGCAAAAAAACAACAGCTCTGGTTTTATCGGTGTCTTTTGGGCGTCACGGGAAGCAAAATGGATGGCAGTTGTTGCGCATAATAAGAAAAACATCCGTTTAGGTATGTTCGATTGCCCAATACAGGCGGCTCTTGCATACAATGCAGGCGCGCTGAAGTATCACGGCTCGTATGCGCAAAAGAAGGTTGACATAAACATCAAAGCGATTGAGCTTGCAAGGTCTGAATAACTTAAAAGATAGCCCGCTAAGGTGGGCTTCGTACATGCTGTCAGGCTGATATCAAGCTGATATTGCTAACCTGTAGACACTGACTGTATACTCACTTGACACAGGTAAGCACTTGTAGCCCATTCAACTATCGGAGGAAGCATGAAAGCAACAGTACGCCGCTACTTACGCGCTGCCGGAAGCATTCTTGATATCGCTCCGTCAGCCAGATACACAAGGAACGTCAAAAAAACCAGCGATATGCAGGAAATCGAGAAAGATTTCTATCGCATAGGCGGTGATTTCAGGCGTTCACTTGCAATAGCAAATGCCGCAAAGCAAGAGCCAACAAGCTAGCCATCAGTCAGCCGTAACCAAGGCTGAGAGCATAAATAAGCAGCTCACCTCTAATCCCGAGGTGCTCGATGCTTTTCTTCGCAGTGAAAGTTTTCAGACAATAATAACCCAGCAGACAATGCATGCTGGGCCGCTGCCTTCACCTAAAACACTCGAAGAGTATGATGCTGTTTTGCATGGTGGCGCAGAGAGAATCTTTGCAATGGCAGAAAAGGAACAGGCAGCCAGGCACAAGTACAACCAGGATGCACTGGACGGCGAAATTAACCTCGATCGCCGCGGTCAATGGATGGGTTTTTCTATCGCCATAATTATTCTTGTCATGGCTGCCGTGTTTGCATGGAAAGGGAATACTACTTTTGCAGGAACGCTGGTTGCCATAGACCTCATAGGCCTTGTGTCGGTTTTTGTTATCGGAAGACGCCAAGGTAAGAAAGATGAGTAAACCCGCTTCGGCGGGTTTTTGCTTTCTGGTACAACTTCATTGCCCTACTAGCTTTGATAACCCGGCGGTAGTAGCAGCTTGCACCACAGTTTTAAGCACTTCAGTAGACATTTCGCCGAGAGTCGACTTGGCCTTGGCCTTCTGCTCATCACTCATGTTTGAAATAGCGATGAGGTCTTCTAGCACTACGACAGCATCACGATGAAATTTTATGGTCTGCACGTTAAGGATTGCAGAAAGTCCGCCGTCCTGTTGAATGAAGTCAATGCCCTTAGCAGTGATCATGATTGCTCCGGGATTTATACTATAGCCGCTAAGATGATGCCGTAACCCGCTGTGAATCAGCTCGTGTTCTTCAAGGTAAAGCAGGTTTGCTACAAAGGTATCATCACTATCAAACATTGATTTCAACTCTACATATGCATTGTTCTGCAGATGGTTTGGGTAAGCGTTAAACAGTATCTGGAGAAGCTCTTTTTGCTTTTCCCTTTCAAGTTTGATCATCTTCAATCCCGTTAGTGTTTTTTGCTCAGGTACAAGAAAAGTCTACTATAGCTTGAATTTTGCTATAGGAAATAGCGTTCGAATGGTTGGGTTTTGTCGTATCGCTTCCCCTCTGCTACGATTGCCGCATCATTTACCGAGGGGATAGGGATATGAGAGGTTTTATTGCGCTCAGCCTTTTAATGGCATCAGGCGTGGCTGTGGCTAATGAAAATCTTGTTTGTGAGTATGCAGTCGGGGATTTTTCTTCACCTCCAACTCTTCTCACTAAAGGCAGCGCAAATGTGATATTCAACGGAAAATCTTTTACAGCATATAGGCCAGGAGGCTCTTATGTAGTAAGCCCACCACTGACTGAAAAGAAAGATGGTATGATTTTCATTGATGATAAAACAAAGGTATTTGCCGCTAGCCAGGACAAATCTAACTTTGCGGTATCTGACCGAATAAAGAAAACCACAGAGCAGTGGGCTAAATGCTCAGTTGATGTCGCCAAAGAAGGCCAAGATAGAACAAAATCAGACGTCAAAGAGCAAATGAAACGAATTGCATCCATTCCGTGGGGCGGTAAAGAGGCACATAAATTTTTCCTCAAGGAGACTCATCTTTTCATGCTTCTTGAATGTGGATGGGCTGGTAGTGTAGGGTTTTCAACTGGCTATAAACCGCTTGTTATGATTGGAGAATCGTATTACCAGGGAGACAGGTCATCATTTAAAAATGGAGAGTATTCTATAACCTTCAATGGTGGTTCAATGAGAGTTGCATACAACCCTCAAAAGGTTAGTGGATATATTTCAGATGCACACAGTTTTACTCCATGTTCAGCAGTGCGCTTAGGAGAAGATTGATTTAATTATAGGTTGAATTAACCAACCTCGCTCCGGCGGGGTTTTTTATTGCCCGGAGAAAGATATGGCAGAGAACGCTGGCGGAATTTACTACGAATTAGACATTGAGTATCAAAAGCTTCTTGTTGGTCAGCAGAAAATAAATCAGAGATTAGACCAGCTTGAAACCGGCTTTGATAATACAACTAAGGCCGTAACCAACACTGATCGTTCAATGTCAAAGCTTTCTCGCGTGGCTGTTTCATTGGCTGCGGCGCTTTCAGTTGAGCAGGTTGCTCAATATGCTGATGCATGGGCAACAGTAAGTAATAAACTTGCTAACTCAGTTAGGCCCGGCGAACAACTTGCTGAGATTACAGAGCGTGTATTCAATATTACACAACAAACTCGTAGTAGCTTAGATGCAACAGCATCACTATATGCCCGTTTAGAGAGAGCTACGCGACAGTATGGAACTAGCGCCAATGATCTTGCCAGACTTACAACTATCATAAATAAAGGCTTTGTCGTTTCCGGCGCAACGGCGCAAGAAGCAGAAAATGCAATCATTCAATTATCACAGGGTCTTGCATCTGGAGCTCTTCGTGGGGAAGAGTTCAATTCTGTAAACGAACAAGGTAATCGCCTGATCGTAGCACTTGCTGACTCGCTAGGTGTTAGTGCGGGTAAAATGCGCGAACTGGCAGCGCAGGGCAAGTTAACAACAGATGTAGTGGTTAATGGTCTTTTGTCCCAAGGGGCGCAAATAGGTGATGAATTTGCCAAAACTACCACAACAATAAGTCAGGCGCTTCAGGTTGCAGGTAATAACATCACTAAATTCTTCGGAGAAAATGCCAGCGTAAAGGCAGGGGTGTCAATATTCAATGATGCTGTTATCGGCCTTAGTGAAAATATTGATATCCTTGGAATAGCTCTAACGGCAGTATCTGCGGTAATGGGAGGAAGATATGTTGGGGCGTTAACTCTTGCCACGCAGGCGAAATTATCTAGTGCATCAGCAGCAATAAAACAACAGGTAGCTGAATATAATGCCGCCAAAGCAACCATTGCCAGCGCGGAAGCAGAAATCAAAAATGCCCAGGCAATCATTGCATCTGAGCAGGTCAAGGCCAGGCAGTTAGCCACTCAGGCCGCTATTAATAAACAATATGGTTTAGCCGTTTCCTATCAGGCTGAGTATGCAGCAATACAGCGGAACATAACAGCAGCTGATAATGCTGCAACAGCAGCAAAGGAAAGGCTTGCGGCGGCAACTCAGCAGGCATCTGTAGCAAACAGAACTTACGCTGCATCGGCAACCCTTGCCAAGAATGCTCTTTCATTAATTGGTGGCCCTGCCGGCGCAGCAATGTTGGCGGCTGCAGCTGTTTACTACTTCTACCAAAAAGCGCAACAAGCGAAGCAGGAAAGCATCGACTTTGCTGATTCGCTTGATGGGCTCACAGCGAAAATGAAGGAAATGAGTTCCGCTCAGATTTCCGCGGCTATAGCAAAAACGGAACAGTCGATCATCGATCAGCGCGATGCTTTAGCGGACCTGCGCACCGAATATGAACAACTGGAGCAGAAAAAAACCTTTATTGAACAAGCAGCTCAAATACGCGGCGCTACTGCGGTTGCAGGTGACTTGTCGGAGGTTAACAGAGATTTAGCGATTCAGGCCGGAAAGGTTGATGAGGCCGAAACGAAGTTAAGTCGGACAACAAGTTCTCTTGGGTTACTCCGAGCTCAGGCGAACGGTCAATTTCGGGAAGGGATAGATTTACTTAGAAGGGATGGTCAGGAAGCTGGCGTAGTGGCTGGCTTAATGAATAATCTTGGAAATGCGATAAATTTCGCATCACGAGCGAAGGAGAAATTTAATTCATCCAGCCTTAAGGTTGAGCGACCCAAAAATGTTCAGGACTACTTAGATAAGTTACAGGAGCAGGTCACTCTTCAGAGTGAACTTAACGACAGAAAACGAGCGCAATTAAAGGCTGAACAGGACATCAGAAATCTTGGCGGTTCGGAGGCCGACGTTAATCTTGCCAGGGATAGAGCAGCTGCAGAATATGATGCCCAACAGGCGCAGCAAAACAACAAGAAGGCTACCAAGGAATCAGCATCAGAAACCAAGAAGCTTGCCGCGCAACAGGAATCAGTAGCCCAAAAACTCGCCAACCTGCGCCAGCAATCAGAGCTAGCGGCCAGCTCAACGGAAGAGTTAAGCCGGGAACAGGCGATGCTAAGGGCCGAGCAGTCACTCGGTAAATCAGCATCAGTCGATCAGGTTCAGCAGGCTAGAAATTACGCGGCTGCTGTTTGGGATACGGCGGCAGCAATTAAGGCGCGCAATGCCGTTCCTGAGCTTAAAGAAAATGCAGACTACAATGCACAGAAATCGCAACTTGAAACCCTCAAGGATGCGAAAGATGCGCAAGGCAATCTGATCATCTCTCAGCAGCAATACAATCAGGCTAGCGAGCAGCTTGAGCAACAACACCAAGTTAATCTGGCAAAAATTCGGGCTGGGCAAGTAGTGACTCCTCAGCAACAGGCTCAAGGAGAGATTGATCCAGTTCAGCGGCTTGCTAACCAGCACGCCCAGGAGCTCGCGCTTATCCAGCAGTTCGAGACGCAGAAGGGGCAGATAACCCAGCGCGGGATTGAACTGATGAATGCTGCCAACACACAGTACGAGCAGCAGAGGATCGCAGCTCAATGGGAAATGCTCAGCCAGCAGAGCCTCGGCTATAACATGCTGACGAGTGCAGTGGACGCCTTTAGCGGGAATGCCTCAAATGCAATTACAGGCCTGCTAACCGGCACAATGTCAGCTCAGGAGGCGATGCGGTCACTCGGCAACACCATCCTGAACAGTGTGATTAACAGCATCGTGCAGGTTGGCGTCGAAGCGCTGAAAAACTACATCCTCGGCCAAACTCTCGGCGCGGCCTCTGTTGCTTCTTCTGTTGGAATGGCGGCAACGACGGCTTCGGCATGGGCGCCTGCTGCTGCACTGGCATCACTCGCAACGTTGGGTACAAACGCCGCGCCGGCATCTGCAGGCATCACATCAACTGTAGGACTTGCGAGCGGTCTTGCCCTGGCTGGCGCGCGCTATAATGGCGGGCCGGTATCGGCTAACAGCATGTATCAGGTAGGTGAGAAAGGAAAGCCGGAGATTTACCAGGCCAGCACAGGCAAGCAGTACATGATCCCCGGAGATAATGGAAAGGTTATCAGCAATAAGGATATGCAGTCAGGAAGTGGTGTCAGCGTACAGGTGAACGTTATCAACCAGTCAACCGGCGCCACCGTTCAGAGTGCAGACGGTTATATGCAGGACGGTAACGCTGTCGTTGAGCTGCTGCTTACTGATATCGAACGCGGCGGCCCTGTATCCTCCCAGATACAGCAGACCTACGGGCTGAATCGCAAAGCACAAGGTGCCTACTAAACCAACCAGCTCAGGCGGGTTTTTTTATGGATATAAATTATGAAATTTTGCGAATTACCAGAGCGGATACAGGAACAGGCGGCAGAGAGGCTTTCTGATGAACTGCAGGGGATTGTTGCGTGGAAGGACGAAGAGAGAACGGAAAAAGCGAAGGCGATCGCCAAATCCGTTCGTGAAAGCTTTATTGCATTATGTGCCGATGATTAGCTCTTTTTCTCTTCGTCTTTGAAATGCTAGACAGCTTCATCATAGAGCGACAGCAGTCCAGAAATATTTGATGAGTAAACCGGCACACGCTGGGCCCGTACAAGCTCAATTATCAGTGCGTATGCAGCTTCTTCAGGGGAATCTTTTGGATTCACAAGACCAGACATAAAACCTCCTTTGTTGTAGTGGTTTTATCAGCCTACCCTGGCTCATGGATACTTTATATCCTGATATTCGAACAGTGCCGCAGCCGCGGCTTTTTTAACGCCCGGAGGACACGTGGCTACAGTTCAATACCCTCCGTTCCTGCCGCTTCCCCAGCGCGCCGATCAGAACATGACGCAGGATACAGCCTGGCAGACGACGCAGACGGCAGTCGGTCCTGCGATATTTACCCCAATCACAACGGACCTGAAAGCGACCTGGACGCTGCAGTGGATATTCACGCTGGCGCAGGCCGAGCGGTTTAAGTCATGGCTGCGGTCACCGACCTATTGCGACCGTGGGCGCAACTGGTTCCAGATGCCGATCGACCTTGGGGATACACAAGGCGTGCAGCAACAGACGCTTCACTTCGTCAGTATGCCGGTGCAGACCAGCAAAAACGGCAGCGTTGTAACCTGGACGGCGACGGTTATCAGCAACGGTATCGAGGATATGACCGAGGACTACGACGACTGGATTGTTGAGGCGCAGCCTGGTTATGGCTACTGGCTGGATTATCTGGTGACAGAAGTTATGCCGAGGGCCGACTGATGCCGACATTGAGAGAATGGAAGGAGCGGCGGCCGGCCAGTGATATCAAGCAGACTGTGGAGTTTTACCATTCTGCGTTTGGTTATTACCGAGTGGTCAATAACCTGTTCCGCCCGGCGACGTTCGGTGGAAACTCCTTCGAGCCAGCGCGATTCAGTGTGATCGAGCCAGCGCAGGACGGAACGGCAGTTATATCAATGACCATAACGTTTGTCGCCGCGACGGAGCACGTCAGACAGACGCTTAAAAGCTGGCGTGGGGCTGCGCGCATGACGCCGATAAAATGCCTGTATCAGCAGTGGAATGCGATCGGTGACGCATCATCGCTGAAAGACTGGACGCTGTATGTGAACGACATTTCCGCCGACGCTAGCAACGTCACCGTGACCGCCGGAAAAACTAACCCGCTAACGCTGGCCAACTCCATCATTTACACAACGAAAGACTATCCCGGGCTGATCACCGTATGACACAGAGTGAATTTATCGGGCTTGTTAACGGCAAGCCCTGGGCTAACCGCGCCTGCAGTTTTGAGCAAGTGGACTGCTGGGGCTTGGTGGTTCTCTATTACCGCCATGTGCTGGGCCTGGAGTTACATCACATCGCCGGCTACGAATCGGGAGCGGATTTCATCACCTGCTACGAACAGGAGCACGCCCACTGGCGGATTGTGCCGGTGGCGGCCACCGGATGCATCGCCGTTTTTTACCGCGGCGACGTGCCGGCGCATATCGGTGTGATGACCAGTCCGGTTAAGTGCCTGCACGCCCGCGGCGAATTTGGTTTCGTACGCTGCGACAGCCCGCTGGCATTACTGAAGGTTTACAGCAAAGTGGAGTACATGGTGCATGGTTCGATATGAGTTACAGAGGCTGCCTGGCGCGCCGCTGCAGCGGGGGACGGTAGATTCCGGCACCACACTGATTAGCCTGCTGGATTCTCTACAGTTACACCGCGATCTGGTCGTTAAACTGAATGGTCGCGCGCTGCCGGACGACTACGATATCAGTCGGCCACTATGTACCGGTGACGTCGTGGCTGTGTTCGATCAGCCGGAGGGTGGGGTCGGAAAACTGGTAACGACGATATTACGTCCGGTCTCGAAAATCCTGTCCGGTGCGCTGAAGGTGTTCGGACTGTCAAACAAGCCGAGTGCCTCTGTATCGGTTGCGACTGGCGAATCCCCAAATAATGACCTGACCGGCCAGACGAACCGCGCGCGGCTCTATAAAGGGCGCCCCAATATTTACGGCCAGTGCCGCGTCTTTCCTGACCTGATTCAGGAAGCGCTGTTTGAGTTCGTCGACAATAACAAACAGCTTACGGAGTGGTTCGAGGTCGGTTACGGCCGATACACCATCTCCTCGATCCGCTACTCGGAATCGAACCTCGGCAGCCTGGCGGGCGCCAGTTCAGCGATTTATAACCCGGGTGACGTGATCGGCACGATTGAAGTCGGCTATCAGTTCGATGACGTCGATAACGAGACAGTCCCCGGCCTGAACGAAAGTCAGGACTTCCCGGCCCAGACAGCGACCACGACGGCGCCGACATCGGTGGCGATCGAAAGTAATCAGCTCAAGGCTGTTGTTCTGTCGAACGACGATAACTTTGCCTACTTTGCAGCACTGGCGGTGCCGCACCCGGTTACGTTCGTCATCAATGCCACATGGAACGACGGCGGCACAAGCGTTACTCGAAACGTCACCGGCGCCGGGAATATCATCTCATCAGAGAGCTTTATCGGCGACGACACGCTGTCGTACACGACGTTTTATATCGGCGAACTGTCGGGAGAAATTACGTCGCTGCCGGGTGACGCGGTTATCAACCCTACACTGTTCACGATTAATGATCAGACTCCGCTTGTTATCGGACCATCTGTGTCGCCTATCGTCTCCACTCAGGTCTGGGTGCATGTGCTTGTTCAGCTCGGCGCGACCGCTGGCACAACGCAATACCGGATTAGCTTCTGGATGGTTGATGACGATAACAACCAGGTGCCTGGGACGTCAGAACAGTACGATTATTTCTTCGACAACGATTTTCAAGTCACCACACGTTACTTCCGCACGACGCATAAATTCACACCGGCGGCCGGGGCCGGGCGCTATGCGGTGACCATCGAGCGCCTGGACAACAGCAACGATGCGAACGTAGTGACGCTGATGGCGATCCACGCAGTGAACGTACGGGAAAACGTCGTTTATCCGGAAGACACGATCGCCCGTATCACGATTAAGGGGCCGAACGACAGCAACTCAAACCGCGAGCAGAAGTACAACATGCTGGCGCAGCGGCATACCATCAGCTACGACCGGGCGACCGGCGCGGTCGATTACATGCTGCGGCCGAGTCGTTCGTTTGCCGACGCTATCCTGCACGAGTGGGTTGTCGTGAGTAAGCAGGACGTAGCCAGTATTGACGTCGCGGCTTTGTATGCCATTGCTGATTCGCTTCCGGATACTCAGCTTGGGTATTTCGATTACACTTTTTCTGATGAGAAACAGCCGCTGGGTGAGCGCATAGCGACGATCGCTAATGTGGCCCGTGTAGACGGCAACAACATCGGAGATGTTCTGACGTTCTGGCGTGATGAGAAAGTGACAAATCCTGATGCTGTCTTCGCCCGCTCAAACATGTTCTGGGACGAGTACAAAGTCGCCTGGCAAATGTCTCTCCCCGGTGGTTATGACGGCGTGGCGCTGGACTACGTAGACCCGCTGACGAACAAAAAGGCGTACATATACCTGCAGATCGACAGCAGCGGTATCACTGAGGTTGAGGGTGCCACGGTTAACGCGATGCAGATCAGCCTGGACGGCTGCCGCAACTACACTCAGGCTAATGACCGGGCGTGGCTCGAAGCGAGAAAGCTCCTTTACTCGCGCCTGACCATGACGGTGAAAGTGCTGGAAGAAACCCAGGTGGTGCGCGGTACGGTTGTTCAGTGTCCTGATATGTACGACAACTCACAGCAGACCGGCTATATCACCGGTCGTATTGGCGATGTGTTCTCGACGTCAGAGCGCATCGATTTTTCTCTCGGCGATATGTGGGTGGTTATGACTGACAGTCTGGGGAATTATCGCGGTCGCTGGAGGGCTTATCCGGTAAGCGGCAAAGCCAAGGCATTCCAGGCTGCAGCTGATACCTTCGATCTCAACATTTATGACCGCTCTACGGTACAAAACCCAAGCCGGTATTTCATCGCTACCGATTCAGAACTGAACTCCACGATCTGGCGCGTGGACAGTGCTAAACCCAACGGTGACGACACTCAAACCCTCTCACTCACTGAGTATTCAGACTCAATTTATCCGTAACACACAGCATTAACTACCAACTATCGCGCACAACACCAGATGAATTTCTGAGGTGTTCGCGCGTCTATATAGGGCAACATGCACATGGCAGAAGTTCCATTACCAACACCGACACAGGCTCCTGTTCCAAGTACTGACATTCGTAACGCTGTATTTGCAGGCGCAAAGATTGACGAAGAAGTAACCGGCTCTGGCGAATACTACACTGATCGCCTTGGTGTAAAGCATCTGACTAATACCGGTAGAAATAATCAATTCAATACAGCTCAGCAGGAAAGAGAAAGCCGGTTCAATGCGTTTATCCAAAACTCGGGTTATGAAGTAATCGGTGATTACACTGCCGGTCCGTTGACGCTCACCGAGTATAACCAGATCATTCGTTATAACAACGAGTTGTATAAACTAACCGCAGCAACAGATATCCCGTTTACCACGACTGGTAATACTGACGAAACATGGATCAGTACTGACGCTGCGCATTTTGTATCTGTCGGTGATGCCGCTCTTCGTCAAGAATTGGGTTCAAGCGCGCCGGGGAATGGAGGGTCTATTATTGCTCTTGAGCAGGGCGGAACAGTCCAGGACGCAATATTCCATATTACTCCAGGCATGTTTGGCTACACTCCAGACTTCAATATTACATCTCAAACTGGCACAGATAATGGCCCAGCCTTGAGACAGGCGATTGCAAAAGCTATAGCTCTTGGATGCCAAATTGTTGAGATCCCCGCAGGCTTTGCATTGATTGATGTCTCATTGGAGGATGTTAATTTAGGTGGGCAAGGGTTTAAAGGATACCAGGGAGTTAAGCTCGTAGGGGCAGGACAAAGAAATACGAGGCTTTTCTTTCGCGGTCCTGCTGGGAGCGTTGGCATATCCAATATTGGTGGAAGTGGTTCAATATCTCAAAAATCACTACACGGTATAGGCCTATCTACAACCAATGATTCAGTAAGGAATATTAATCTGTACCTTCTGGATGGATGCTGCTTTTCCCACAACTCGGATTTATGGCTGCTTAATGGTGCAAGCGGCATTAAATATAGCAATAGTGGAACCTCGGGCAGCTTTACTGAGTTTAATACCTTTACAAATAGTAGGGTGCAAAACTGTGCCGATAATATTCTTTTTGAAGTCAACGGGGGCGATAATAGTTTCCATGGCAATTCATTTACCAATGTACAGAACCAAGTTTTAGCCGGGTCAACATTTGGGAATGGGGTCAGGGTTAATGGAATCACATCTCCAGCTTACCTTTATAACCAAACGTGGGACATGAAGTTTTTCGGTGGCACCAACTGCAGAGCGTACAAGCTAACTAATTGTAATACAGATAATCTTAGTGGAAACCTATCATTTGAAGGCAACTTAATTTGTGAAACGACCGACGCCTCTTTTTTTGAATTTAAAGGTAACTTTTCTGGAATAAGCACCCTTACATTTAATGTGGCAACCCCTACTACTGTAAGGGCTGCAAATTTCATATTTAACAATGTGCTAGATGATTTTAGTTCATTTAGTAATACAGCGCTGTCATCTTATAGCCCTAGACTGTTCAATCCGCAATTAGCAGACACGACTGATAATGGAGTCACCGCTTCTGTTTGGAGAGTGAGAAATGCAGTTGGCGATGGGTTGCTTTTTAATGTTTTCAACGGTAGTCCAGGTTGGTTTTTCTCGACAACTCAGGCCAATCAAAGAACCCAGGCTGCGACACCAAAATATTCATTAGGTCCTGATGGCAATAGCTTCACTGGTTATTCATCAACACTTTATCTTAACCCGATAAATTCGACATATGGATTGCAATTATCATCAGCTGATTCTCGATTTGCCCCCAGAACAGATAATACATTATCTTGTGGCGCAGGGGCGTTTAGGTGGACTCAGGTTTTTGCAGTTAATAGCACAATAGGAACGTCAGATAAAAGGAAAAAAACCAACCTTCGCCAGATTGATACTAAAGAAATTTCAGCGTTTTACGAAATTGGACAACTTGACTCGGTGTGGCAGTGGTTAGAAAAATATCAAACAGAGGGGGATGAAGCAAGGTTGCATTCTGGTCCGACAGTGCAAGATGCCATTGAAATCATGACGCGCTATGGTCTTGTATGGAGCGATTATTCCTGCTTTGTACATATAGAGCAAGACGCCAGTCCAGAAGAGGTAGAGACATGGGGCGATATCTATGAGATTATTCCTGATCAGTCAGCTATCTATGAGGATGATGGTGTCACGCTTCGTCAAGCAGAAGAAAAAGGCGGGCTAAAGCTAAAGACACCTGCAGGTAGTCGGGTCATCAAAGATGCACAGCCAGCTATGAGTGAATATGCATTTAGAAAAGAAGAGTTATTATTCTGGATTACAAGGGCGATTATTGCCAACCAAGATATATTATCAAAGAGACTTGATGCACTTGAGAAGATATCGCAATTGAATAAATAATGATATTCAATCAAAAATTATCAACACTTGCAACGCATTATGTATAATTGCTTTTCCATTGTAATTATTTGATACATAATCATTAGAGATGGATGCCCAAAGTGTTGTTCATCTCAAATAACGCATTTCTGCAAAATCAAAAATGCTTTGTAGCTTTATTTAAATGAAGGAAAATATCGATGATGGATTTAGGTGAAGTTGAATATGTCGTAGAAGATTCGATGTGGTTCATCAAATATAGGCATGTCATCACAGGAGGGCGCTATGATTCCCAAGAAACAGCGCAGTATGCCGCTGAGACGCTTACTGTTGATGATATGGATATTTTATGGATGGATAAGGTTATAAAAAACCCCAGCAAGAAAGGTTCTGAAGTCCTCATTTCCCGGCAAGATATAGATGAGTTTTTGTCAACCCGGCCCGTATATTCCAAAAGTGAATAAATGACAACTTGACGTGTTTAGCCCCTCAATAATACTGTATGTATAACCAGTATTATTGAGGGTATGGATCATGCTCAGACAATCAGACATCAACAACGCGTTTCGTGAATCGATTCTTCGGAATTCGAAGGGCTACCAGTACCTGCACACCCGGGATTTCGTTTCTTCGCTGCAGCGGCGCGGCATCCACTTCTCAGAGCCCGAGGCAAATCGCTGGATAGAGCGCTATCAAAACTGCTTTGCTGACAAGACTCCGGACCATAGCGAGAACCGTTTGTGGATATTGAGAAACATGGGGAGGGTCATGTAATGGGCTTTCCATCTCCGGCCACAGATTATGTAGAAAGCACCCTGACAGTGAACTCTCTGTGCAATATCGGAGCAAACTCTCAAGTTATCAGCACAGATAGTGGCTTTGCTGTTCTTGATTTGTCTCTGAAAGCTAAGCAGGGGAGCACTGTCCTGATAAGGCACGCTGGATTCATGGATTTTGCGAAAATATTAGGCAGGGCGTTTATCACGATGGAGGGAGAAGCTATCGAAGGGGAAGCTCTGGATGAAGTGGAAGTGATCGGCGTTGTCACGTATACGATTCACAATGTGATGCAGGATAGCAGTCCTGTGTGATGTGTCGTAAATGTGGCGTAACTGAATGGTGCAATAAGGACAAGGAAGTCATACAACGACACGTAACGACACAAAACCGGATGCGAACGCGGAAAACATATGTGTTTACAGTGTGTTATTTAACGCTCTACTTTCTTCTAAGCCGTAGGTCACAGGTTCGAACCCTGTAGGGCGTACCATTTTGCAGTAAACAGACGTTATTCTACGTCTTTTTTTATGCCTTAAATTCAGTAGGTTGGCTGATTTCAGTGCGATAAGGTCGTTTATTATTCTGCCTGCTTAGCCATTATTCAGCCCTATCTGCTGGCGGAACACTACGTTGTTTTGACCAGCACAAAAATCTTTTACTTTAAATCTCTCCCCTGTATTCTGTGCGGCTGGATTTCTCCCAGCGACAATTCGCAGAGATACCCATGGCCCGCAATCATGTTCTCTTCACCTCACTTTCGCGCCGTAAACGTCGGAGCGCGACTCTCAAAATCAAAAATCTTATCTACAAAGAGCGTGCTGTCTGGGGCGGCGTCTTCTATGACGAATGCGAACATGATGCGGCAGTTGCCAGCGGGGGCTGGACCTGGAGCGATATAGTTTTTCTCGGTCGTGACCCAGCCGTTTTCTGGAATGCGGAGATCATCACGGCGAATGTGGCTTTTAGCGATGAGATAGAAGAGGCTGCTTTCAATGAGGCGCTATTGCGGCTTGACGCTGCCAGCCAGCGTCAGGCAATGCATCTCGATTTCATACCAGATATTAATCGCGATGGAAAAACGATTAGCTATACATGGGGACGAAAGCCTCAACGGAATGACTCGCAGCTTGAGGGATTATCCATAAGTGATTTTGCCGATAAACGTGCGCGAGAAATTGCGCGTACTAATCCACCGCCAGTTTATTGCGGTTACCGCATATTGCCGGGCTACGCAGCAGGAATCGGCTTGAAAATGGTGGTTGACGCTGAAGTGCTCAGTCGGAGTGTAATTGAAAGCGCTATTGCTGATTTTCTCGCTCGCGGAGAACAAAACTGGTTTTCTGACGTGCCTGCCCTTGTCCACTACATTGACAATATCTACTGCAAACCGCTTAACGAGGCATCCTGAGCGAGTCAATATGGCCCCATTGAACGCCAAAATGACTTTCTTCATATCCACGCGGTTGATGACCGCGCTCAATATGAGGAAGAACCATGGCAAGAACCCGTGCGGAACGACGCCATCACATGCGTCGCATGAGGCATAAACGGCGAAACGACAACGCTGTGCGTAACGGCAGTCCAAAAGATCAGGGGCGCCACTATACCACTCCATGTTGTTGTTCCTGTTGGATGTGTGGGCACAAGCGTGACTGGTATGGACCAGGCATACAGGAGCAGCGCGCGCAGGCAAAATATAAGGAGGACATATGAGGTAACTATCCATAGCAGGAACCTTTAATGTCTGTTTTTAATTCACGAAGAGACCGCGATCGTAACGGTAAACCCAAACCACATTGCCATGTTGGCTATCCAGGGTTCGAAGGAAAGATGATGCACCATCGCCATCGCGCTTCCTGGCTTTGGCCCGACTTTAACACTTGTCATTGCCCGTCGACCTGGACGCGTATGTTTATGACCAGACCCCGTCGGGCGAAGGAGTTCGTAGCGCTCCGGCGAATCATGAAAGGAGGCGATCCTGACGGGATCTTATTTCCTCATCGCTCCAGGCCCTACGTGTACTATTACTGA